CTGTTGTCGCTCATGAGAAAAACATCTACAACCTTAAACTCTGCTTCGAAACTTTCTCCGTTGTTTAAGATACAATAGTTGTGGTTCTCGATACCCTTTACTCCGTTTGCTGAAAAGCCAAAACGCATAGGCATGTTTGCAACAGTGTTGGGAGTTGTGTTCGTGATAATAACAAAACGACTTACGTTTGGAAACTCAATTTGTATTGGCTCTGAGCCAGAGGCTGGTACAGATAAGTTACCAGTAAGATAGGGTTCTGCGGATACTTGGTAAGAACCAGCGTTTCGCAACCCAACGTGATATATCGAAGTTGGTTCGTGCGGCATTTTTAAATACTCAAGATAGCGGTCTCTAATAAATAGTCGCTTTCATCAACAAAAAGCGCATTTTCTTTTCTGCGAGTGAACTCCTCACGTCCCATTTCGGCAACGTCTTCATAGCCGCTGGTGTCGATCTTATAAACTTCTACACCGTAGTTTAGCAGCGTCTTAATGATCCTCTGCTCTTTTTTGGCTGCATCAGGATCGAGAGCAAGGAAAACTGGTGTGTCTTTCTGGAGTATCTTCATAAACAACTTGGAGTTCGAACGAAGAGTGGAGCCGAGCAAAGGGACGGCATTTGGACCTGCTACAATGGCGTCAAACGCTCCCTCGGTAATTACGAGATCTGTGTCCCACTCCAAATAAAGTTCGTTAAAGATAACGTCCTTGGAGCAAGGAGGGTTAAGATATTTCCGAGGATCAGAGGAGAATGTTCTCGCAATAAAATAGTTTAAGTCGCCGTTGATATCAAAAGAAGGAATGATGATGCGCTTAGCGTATCGCCCCTCCATACAGTAGCCCATCTTCCAATATAGGATGTCGGTTTCCGTCACGCCTCGTCTTTTAAGATAGTTGAGGGCTGGGGTGGCTGATAATGATGGTTCGTTGTTTAGTGAAGCAAAGCCCTGCGGCATATCCAGTCTTTCTGGGAAAGGTGAGGATTCTTCTTTCTCTGCAAAGATATCGTCGAAGTCTGTAATATTGACGCGATTCGTGAGGGTGTCCCACTCTTGCAGTTGGTTAAAGTCGCCAAAGCGGCGAACGAGGCGACGAATGTCTTTACCCGTTGACTCGCAGATCCAGCATTTGTAAACATTCTTATCAATATTTATTGATAACTTCTTCTTCGGGTGCCTGCAATACGGGCACGCAAAAAGATGCTCGTCGTTGGAGCGATAACTGTCCCCAAGGATCGCGGATATGATCTTAAACTTTTTCTGCATGAATAAACTATAACACAGAGTTTATTCTTCGTCAAGTAAAAGTGGACCTGCTAATGCTACGACGAGTGCGTCGGCTCGGTCGTCCGTTCCGGGTTGCGGGTTTCCTTGGCGCGTCATGTTGTAGGAGAACTCCTCACCAAAACGTTCGGACATTCTCTCAATAATAAAGTTTTTCTTTTCCTTCGATGGAATGCCTCTCGGAACTTTTATGTCCAAGGCTGAGCGAGCGGAGAGCGGGTTGATTAATTCTGCCTCCATCTCGAAAACAATGTTCACGACATAACAACACATTCCGTTGAACCGTTGCAGTGTAGCCATTGTAAACGCGGTTGTCTTGCCGCCCTTAAACATCATAGCAGGTTGTTCTACGAAAACATCGTAAACGACGTGCTGTTCGTTTATCTGTCGCATTCGCTGTTCAAAAATTTCAGCGCGTTCTTCCAAGGACATGCTTGTTTTAAATTTGAGCACTTCGCTTATAACGATCTCGTCGCTGTCTAAAAGTGCAATGCCTATCTTGGAGGAACTTATATCAAGTCCCAGTATTTTCATGTTATATATCTAACTTCATTTTGAATGTGTATTCGATATCTTCAGTCTTCTTAACTGGTGTTGCAAGTTTTGCAATGCCGATTAAGTTTCTGTTCTCGTCGTAAATTGCGACTGAGGATACGTATGTTGTCTTCTTAAAGTCCGCGTAGGGATCGGAGTAGGAAGACGATACAATGTTTTTAATTGCAATGTTGTCGTTCTCAACATAAGCAACAGATGAACTGCTTGGTGTCTTTGATTGATTGAATTGCAAGTAAGTTGGGTTGTTGGAATGGTTTAGTTCACCCTTGGGTGCGTGAGCCAACATTGTAATTGTTTGTGTCTTGGTTGTGCCCTTGAGGGTCATGCCAAAACTGGAGGAGATAATTGTTCCTGTTGCTGTGCCGTCGTTCGCACCTTTTCCAAAGTAAATCCATTTTGGTACAACTGGGGATCCTCCAACATAAGGTTCGCCAGCAAAACCAGCGCCGATGTCCCATGAGCCAGTTAGCAGCACGAAACCTTCGTTGTAAAGCACTACGCCCGCAACGGAGCCCGACCCTACGCTTCCTTCGGGTCCAACTTGGATTAATTCACCATCTCGGTTCTGATCCTTGAGTTGTCCGATAAGCGTTCCACTAACATAAAATTTAAGGTCTACAGTGCCCTTCTCAACCTCGGAACCAAAAATAATGGAGGGTATACTAATAAGATTTACGTCCTGTGTACCCTTATCCCCAAGAGAGCCGCTGAAGGCATAGTGGTTACTCAGTGGCTGGTAGAAGTTAAGAGTATTTCTGAGTGAGTTTAGGTGGTTGGCTGTTGTAGTCCGCGAAGTAGCGGTTGCCGCGAAGAACTCTCGAACAATACTTGCGGAGAGCGGGTACGAGCCAGTTATCTCATCGCCATAAACATAATCAGAATTAAAACTTGCTGTCGAGATTGTCTTAAAAGAAGAGAGAGAACCGTTCTTGCTGATGAAGGGATAAATCTTCTCGCCATCTGGACGATCAACATTTAGTTCGTATAGGCTGACGTGTCCGGTTGGAACATCGCCTGCATTATCAACATGAGCGCCCGTGATGGCTCCTCGGTTGTTTAGGTAAATTTTGCTGTTGTAAATTGCAAAATCAAACTCGGGATGCATCTCCAGAGTGTTGTAAAATAAGTCGTTGCTTTTAAATTTCTTGTACGCCATTTGTATAGTAATTAGAACTAATTGTTAACTTTGGTCAAATCAATACCAAAATTCTTTAGATAGATAATCATGAGCACTCTTTTTTTCATGTCGTCTTCTTGGTTAAAAAAGTTCCATGCATAAGTGCCTTCCATGTTGTGTATTGTTTGCTTGATGTTTTTTAGTTCTTTTTCCAGTAATTCAACGTGTTCCTCTTGGATTTCTGGAAGTTGTATTTTTAGTTCCTGTGCAATCTGAACAAGGATGAACCATTGATTTGCATTAACGGCTTTCCTTGCTTTCTTAAATAGTTCGCTCTTGCGTTCTTTTTCTTCCTTGCTTAAAGAAGCAAGTTTGTCTGGATGTGTCTTGGTTGCAATCTTCTTAAAGAGCGACTTGCAGAAGATATTTGTAGTATCTTCTCCTAACTCTATATCATCATACAACTGTTCACGGCATAAATCAAGTTCCGTAACATCATTATTTGGAACGAGAGTGCCCTCGATCTCAATGCCGTTCTCTTCGCAGAAAGTCTTGGCGTACTCTTCGAACTCTCGTTTAGCCTGATCGTATATCTCGTCGCTGTATTCAGCCCTGGCGTAAAGATACTTCAGTTCCAACAAGAGGTTATTATATTTTCTATCTCTTGTAGCCACGACCTTGCGAGTTTAGTAGTCTAAGCGAACACGGATTGTAAGTTCGGTGTTTGGATCCTTCTTGAGAGGCTCGGAAAGTTTTGCAACTGCAAGTAACTCATTATCGGAGGAGTAAAGACCAACCGTTGTAATATAAGAGACGGGGTTGTCTGTAGTTGTGTTCTTTACGCGAATTTGACTTTGTGAAAGATAAGTTGGGTTCGCACTGTAGTTGAACTCGTTGTGGTTTGCACGGCAGAAGTAAATTGTTGAGTTTAGTTCCACTGTGTTGTTAAAGTCGATATCAACAAGTCTATTGCGGATCGAATCAGCCATAACGTTGATGTTCGAACCAGTTGCGAGGGCGTCATAAGAACCAGAGGTTACACCTGGACCCATATCTCCATCAAAGATAGAGCCGGTGAGCACTGCTACGCCTGCTTGATAGTAAAGAAGTCCCACGCCTGAATTTGCATTTGGGGTTGCCGATGAGGTATAAAGAACTGCATACTCACCAGCAGGAGAGTTCACAAGATAACTTGTTGACGCACCGTAATCACCAATTGTTAATGTATCTGTCCTCGCAGCAGGTGTGCCACCTGTAAGAAATGACATTCTAAAGCTGTCTTTTTTGATCTCATCTTTTGAGAGCAAGCGAGAAAAGTTTAAGAAAAACGCTTCATTAAGCTTTGCTCCGCCAGCGGCGATGTTGCCGTCTTGATCAAATCTTTGAATAGAACCAGTCGCATCGTGTCCGACAAGCACGGATGCCATCTGATTGTAGATATTAATTTTCTTTGAGTTTTGAACAGAAGAAGCACCAGATAAAGCAGACTCTGAAGAGTAACCATGGGTAACATCAAAAATATGGTTGGCTGAGGAACTTAAATAAGGATAGTCATAAACAGACTGAAACATACCATGAGAAAATTCTTTAATGTTATCGTCGTTATAAGTTCCTGAAGCAATTGTTCCAGTTAGTGGGATTGCCTCGTGTAATAATGTTCTAGTATTAGTAACATCATTTGCGGTGATTGTTTTAAATGTTGTAGCCATATTTAAGTCCTATTATTGCTGCTTAAGAAATCTAATTGGAATGTCAACTCTAAACCCAGTTGTTGCACCTGTTACTCTAATTGTTGTATCGATATGATATAGGTTTGTAGAGCCAATTGTGCTTGTGCTTCCAAGCTGCGTAAACAAGTAAGTGCTTGAGTTTAAGTTAGTGGATGCGCCAACGAGCAACCTAAGACGATAGCCTGCTGGACCTGCCAACACATCACTACTTGTTAGTGTGCTATCACTAAAGTATTCTGAATTTGTAGTGAGTGATAAGAAATAAGATGCGATATTGTCGTCATCAACAAAAGATGGAGTTGCTTGGTTTCCGTCTGGGTCTGCCAAGTATCCTAAACGATTATCAATTTCGATAATGTACTGTGTCTCAACAAGGTCTGCATCCAAGGCAACCTTGCCAGTATCACCAAGAGCGTTGCTGACAATACCTTGATCAAAAAGTAGGCGACGTGTATCGGCATTGTTTTGATCTAGCTCGAAGCCATTAATAATGCCACCCGAAAGATTACTATTACTATCTTGCAGGGCGGTGACAGTTGCCTCATCTACAGCAACGGAAACAATGTTATTTGTTGTATTTGGGGCGATTCCCTCAGTGGCATTATTTCGAATTTCTGGGAGGTAAAGGTGGTTGGTTCTTGAGATTGAAAGAAGTTTTGATTTTAGCAGTGAAGTGTTATTGGTAAACGCCTCAAGCACTGGTGTCTGTAGAATCTCAATGTCGTAGTAGGCAGAGCCACTCGCATTGTTTTTGTCGTAAAGTTCGTAGTTGATCTCGTCGTCGCCAAGAGCAAACTTTGTAATGTTAAAAGAGCCATCGCCCTTTGCTAATCGAAGACGCCCTGTATCAGTTAATACTGCGTCGAGAATAATGTCGCCTGAGTTATCAAGAAATGCCATTGTATAATATACCTCTTATCGTATGTAAATAGTTCTGAATAATATTAAAACACCAATTTTTCGAATGGTGGATTATTACTAATATTTTTTAACATTATAATTTTTGCATCATATTGTTAATCATAGCAGTTGAACCAAATTTCAATTCCACTATATTAGTAATTCCATCAATCGCTTCACCTAACAATTCCATATCAAATCCAGATATAGATCCGTTGCTTTGGAGTCCGAGAAAAGTGTTTCTAATATCCATTGCCAAGTCCTCGGTGAAATCCCCAGTCTTGATATCAGCAATAAATGAATCTATTTGTGCTTGCACTGTATCTGGTACATAAGTAGTTATTGCTTTGTTTCGATTTAAAACACTAAGACTGTCAGCAACAGTATTAAAAGCGCTTTCGCTTGCAAGTGCTTCACCTCTCGATTTGTATATATCTGCTTTTAAATCCCCTGTAGCCTGAGGTTGGGGTTTTGGAATAGATAGTTGTAAGTCGGGTGTCCCGAAAGGTCTTCCGCCGCTTGGGCGAGTGTAGTCTACTTTGCAATTAAGATTGATGTCAAACTTCTTGCCTGAATTTTTAGAAGTAATTCTAATTTTAAATCTCTTGTTCCAAACAGGCTCTTCTGCACGTCCCAACGCTATACTTGCTGCGTTATAGGCAGACTCTGTGCTACCGTCAGGAATCGACTCTTCATAGTTGATAAGTGACTGAATTAAATTTGGGTTAATTTTAAAGTATCTTCTGAAGTCACGAGATGTTTTGACGTTATCATATTCCACGCCCTCGAAATTGTAGACTCGTGTATTAAAAAATATCATACCCTCAAACTGTACCAACTCTGCCATATAAACATCTGTTGGGTTTGAGCGGTTACCGTGAACATCTATAGTTCTAAAAGTGTAATAATATTTTATGTTTGGCTCAACTTCATCGACAAGAGAAGTAGATACGGCATCGCTTGATGAAATAGTTGCATGCAACTGTCCCGTAAAATCGCTGTACGACATAGGTGGCTCAGTTGTTCTGTAGATCTCGAATTGATTTACTGGATCGTCAGTCTTAAATTTGATCGGATCTGTTTCTCGCAGCCCTCTGGCTTCTCTAAATTTTGCTACAAACTCTGTGTCTGCTTCGTTGATAATGATTGGCTGTAAGTCGTAGTCGCCAACGTTAGAGTTTAAGTTGATTAGGATACGAGTCGCAACACCTTTATACGGCACCAAGTTGACATCTGGAAATACTGGTGCATTGTCCAATACCCTTGTTGACTCACTGAATACTGGAAGCCTTGCAATTTGTAAAGATGGTTTATACTCAACTGCAAATCTTGCTGTCTTGTCAGTTTGAGCACCTGTAAAATTAAAATATTTATATTCTGTACCAATAATCAACTGGTGAGCAAATAGGTTATATGTATAACTCTTGTCGTACTTGATTTGCGTATCAATGTACTGTAAGATATCTAACTCCTCTGTATTTGGTACAAATATTCTTTGCTGAGCATTATTGTCAGTTGATGTTTTTAATATCTCGTAAATAACTGTCTCGTTGTATGCTTCTTTGCCTGCTAACATCTCTTCGAATGTACGAAAGCTGTCCTCTACAAGATTATTGATCTTGCCAGACAGCACCATTGCCTTCAGTGTGTTGGCAAAAGCACTGCACTCATCAGATGTCTCTGCTGCATTCGGATCGACACCGAGTAATATTGCTACGTCAACGAACTGTTCATTTAGTGGTTCGGTTCCAGTGGTGCTGAAATAAGATGATAACCAAGTCCCTAAATTGATAAGCTGAACTTCTTCTTCTGTTTGTTTTGTTGTAATAATTGTTTCTGCGCCAGTAAAGGCGATTTGCTCATTTGATAATACAAATGGTAGAGAGTTGGCAGCAGCCGCTGGGTCTATATCACCAGGATAAATAATTGTTTGATCCATTACGTGTTTAAGCAACTCGTCGGTTAGACCCGATTCGTCAGATGATGCCAAGAACAAGCCCGTTCTATCTGTATTAAACTCGATAGTGTTAATCATTGTGTACAAGTCATCAGTATCAGTAACTTTTTTGATCTCTGGCACTTGTGAAGATGGGATGCCAATATTCTGATATTTTTCTGTAATATCAAAACCTTGCGCTTGCTGTAGTGCCTGAACATTTTTAATATAACTTAAGTCCGGTCCAAATGTGAAAAGACTTTCTTGTATATAAGATGCTTCTCGTGTAATGTTTGAAAATTGATTTTGCAGTTGATATTCTTTAACATCTGCTGACTTAATGTATTCCTCATAGCCAGGTGAAAAGAAGTTGTACTTGCCATTAACTTTTGCATAGGCTGGGTTATTAACATTATTAAGAAACACTTCTAACTCTTCTTCAGAGAAAGGGACCGTAATATTTGTGTTATGATCAGTGTAAGTTCCCTCTATGTCGATAAGCGGAGAAGGTCTAGATAAGCCAAGGGTACTGGTCCCTCCGTTGACAAAAGCACTCCAAGCTTCATTAAAAAGTTCGTCTGAGTATGCTGGACCTGCTGTGTTTGATATAAACTGATTACTAGATACCTCGAAACCTTGTTGATAAACTTTAAACAAAGAACCACTATTAGAACCACTGACCACAGTGGCGGGCGCTAATGACGTTACAGTAATTGGCGATGTTCCATACTTGTCATCCACAGAAGCACCAAGTTCTGATAAATCTGAATTAAGATAGACAACTTGATTATTTGTATTTCGAACAAAAAACTTTTTTGCATCTGCTCGAAGTGGATCAGCGATATCGGGTGCCCTTACTACATGAATGCGAGCGTTGCCAAATGTTGTTAACACCTTTTCTTGAAGTGTTCCCCCTGTAGCATCAACAAGCTCATCGGAGATATCATCATAGATATTTCTTTCCACGGCTGTGAGACTTTTTCCAAGATAAGAGTTTTCTTTAACTTGGGAAGTCTCGTTTTGTGTGGTAGTTGCAGTTGTACCCTCGGCTTCTTCTGCTGGAACTTCTGTCTCTTCTACGATGTCATCACATTTCTTAACTGCCATTGTTTTTTAACCTATAGTAATTCATCTGCTCCGCCGCCTGGGGAGCCGGTTGTGCCCTGAGTGCCTACTCCTACTTCATCCTCTCCAGCCCCGCCGATGGAAAGCCCGCCGAATGTACCAGAAGGTCCAGGTCTGCCTGGGGCTCCAGTTGTTCCGGTTCCGCCAGTGGTGCTTGTAGTTTCTTCTTCGGAAAATATTCCAGTAACACCCTCGGCTGTTATTTCGGATGGGGTCTCAAAAGTTGCCGAAACCGGGGAGAGTAGAAAATAAGAGTCTACTACTTCGACATCGCTTCGTCGTGTCTGCCTACAGAGATAAAACCTATCTGTAGCAACTGGTGTGGTAAGTTCACCGAGTTGTTTTGTTTCAAACTTTGCATCTCTGATCATATATTTGTTAACTAGATTTTGTTGATATTCTGCAACATTAATTATTTCCGGTACAATAAAACCTACCAATACATCTACTTCGGTTTGCAAATCAGAGGTCGAGAGAATTTCATTAACATTCTCAGATTGGACATTAAACGCTGCTAAAGACTGGGCTGGTGGAGGAACTAGATCTTCGAACTTTATAACCTCTAAGTCTGTAGCGCTTAAGTTTTGTGTATTTAAGTTTCCAACTGCACCTTCGCTATCTGCTCCAAGAAAGTTTGTAGAACTTAAACGTGAGCCCTGCAAAACATCTTCGATATTGGCTGCGACTTTTGATGGAATTGTCTCAAAAGTGATATTATTATTTGCCAACCTTTCTTGAGCATCGAGCACCTGACTTTCGGGCGAGACTAAGGATGGAGAGGCTTCGGCTAAACTGTTTCCTGTGTAAATATTTAAGCCACTAAATGTTGTGTCGGTGCCTGCGCCGATATTATCAATATAACTCTCGTTTATGAATCTGGCACCAATTGTATTATCAAAAGTCTCAGTTGTGCTAATCGATGTGGTTTTTAGTGTTGAGACACTATCTGCTGGGCGGTTCGTTTGTGTTGCCTCGACTCCAACAGAGTTGCTCCCAACACTTAAAACATCGTTAATGATACCAAGTAGTTGTGTCATTAAGTCTTGGAACAGAATAATACCATCAACAGATCCAATATTGGGTGATATGTTTCTGCCAATGCTATCTTGCAAAATCCTTCTTACAGTTTCGTTGTTAGCGAATGGAACGTCGATGTCAACAAATAAATCAAGTGAATTTAAATAAGTATTGATAATGTCAATTAACTTATCGTTTCCAAAAGACTCCATTATTTCCTGCCCAGAATCGGGGAGGACCACATCCCCCTCGTCGTCAATCACGGAGCTTGGGTTTGCAGGAGTGCTTGTAAATTTTCTATTTTGTATATCATAAACACCTGGGATGTTAGCAAGTGCAACATAGTTGTTGTATGATGCAACTGCATTTGATAAGTTTGCAAGAACCTCTCGCATAACTGGGATAAAGCCATCAACTATTTCAATATCAATTGAGTATTGATAAAAACCATTCTCTATATCGCCTAACTCAGAGTCGATACCAGTGAAGTGCCTGATAAGCGAATCAGAAACCTCTGGTTGCTCGGACAAAATTAGACCAATTTCAGTTAAATTTGAGTCATCAAGCGATAGAATAACTGGCTCTTGTATTGTTTCGTCAGAAAACACTGCGTTCTGCACAGGCGAGCCAAGTACATTCTTTGCTGCTTGTTGCTTAACTTGCCCTCGTCGCAAAATAAACTTGACTATTTGCGAGTTGTTAATAATTTGTGTTTTTGCTTCCTCGCTCATTTTTGATACAAGACCAGAAAATTTTGTATTTTCTAAAACGTATTTTCCATAATCAAAAGCAAAATAAAAACGGGCATTTCTTGCAGCATCTTTAGTTACAAGTATTTCTGAGAAATATGAGTTTTTAGAAAGAGCCTGGTTTAATATATCTCTCTGCTCGGGGAAAGTTTGTTGCACTGTCTGTGTTAAATCTAGTTGAGCAATATAGGCGTCAATTTCGTCACGAATACGGAAGTCCTGTACGTTATCGGCAACAACTGCTGAATTTTGTATTGTTATTTGTGACTGAAACTCTCCCACTATGCCTTTTAATGACAGGGGTAGTTCTATATCGAAATCGCTTTCCAATGTATTTGTGTCAAGCTGAATATAAGCAAAAACGGTTAAGTGCTCTAATTTATTATTTTCGTCAATATCAAATGTATAAGAACTGAGAACTTCTGTGTCACCATCAGCATTTACATATTGATCCGTAAAATCTACTAATGTTTTACTACCGTCAAACTGTCCGGTTTCTATTTTTTCCTGTGTCCACGTAAAACTGCCACCATATCCACCTGACTCAAAAAATGTTTGAAACTTATCAGTTAGTTCTTGTGTATCTGACAATACCAGCCAGACTTTAAAATACTTCTTAAAGTCAATGTTTTGGTTTCCATTTTGTATTTCTAATGCGTCACCTATAATAGAAAATGTTCCGCCGCTGCTAAGAGAGTCGATAACCTTTAAATTAATGCTAACTTTAGGTGTCTGGAGGTCAAATGTTCCATCGTTATTTGTATCTACTAAAGCTTCTTCCAAAAACACTTTGTCAATAAAAATGTTTGGAACAAGGTTGCCGAATAAACCACAAGTATTAGCCATTATGAATTATCCTCGCAGATTTCTGAATCTTCTTTTTGTGAATAAGGGCTATCAACCTGATATCCTGGTTCTTGTTCTGGGCACTCGAAGTCTTTTCTTGCAAATTTATACAAGTCTTCATCGCCGTATTTAATTAGTTTACAAATAATCGAAGCATCAATTTCATCGTCTGCTTCAATATCAAAATAGTAATCCGCAAAACTACTGTCTATTTCCGAAGTGGGAAGCATATTTCCCTCTGCCTCATCCATCAAGATATCATTTACTAATAACTCAGGTTCTACTAAAAGCCTAAGTTGTTTTAACTCTGTTACAAATGTTGTATTCTGTATCTTTCCGTTGCCGTCAACATCTTCTATCTCAAATATTTCGATCTCAAAGTTGTCATTGCCTTGCGGAACATTCTCTTCAATGATTTGAAAAATAAGATCGTCTTTGTCAATTGTAAAATACGTTCCATCGTCAAACACGCGGATATCAAAAAAGTCTATAACATTTTCTGCGTCCAACACTGCACCGCCCGCAACGAGTGAGACAGGAAGGTTGCCGGAAGCCTGAACTTGTAACTCGCGTAGTTCTGCTTCTGTTAGTGTATTTGAATCTTTTATTTCTGGTCTATAGGCTATTTCTACTTCGACTTGTGGAATGTTTAAAACAGTTGCAGAACTACTAAGTGTCAAAGTTGAAGTAGTTGAGCCTGTTAAAATTTTACCACTAAGTAAAGAAACACTCCAAGCAGGAGCTTTGTCTGTGCCCAAGTCTGAGTTTGCAAGAGGGTTGATAAGTACCTGAGATTTATCAGGTGTTTGCTGCAACATTAATTGTGCGAGGGCTTCATCACCAGAATTTTTTGTCTCAACTGCACGGGATAAGTCATCTTCAATGCCATGGAAGTTGTGAATGATTTTTGTGTTTGGAGTATCGTCTTGGATACGCCCTTCAGCAGCGTTTTGATCCTCGGTGAATCCTGCATACTCTGAGTCGTAAACAACTCCGTCATCATAAAAAGCATAATACACGGGCTTGAGTTTACCCAAGGAAAGAAGATACTTTCCGTATTGAGTAAGTTGCAAGTCGATGACTTCTTCTTTTTTATCAAAAAATTCCATGTCTTAATTAGTTTTGTGCTGATATTACTTTAGAAATTGTGGCTGAGCCCTCTTGAAATTCTGTAACCCGTACTTCGACGTTGTAACTAACGCCTGAAACCACTGGGTCTGAGAATGTTTTTCTGAACACTTCTACTGGCAAAGTGCCGTCGCTTGTCGCTGGAGGTTTTACATATTCTGAATCTACCTCTCCAAGGAAGTTTGATACCTCTTGGGTGACAGATAAAGACTCTACGCCTATCTTAAACTTGTCGATCATAACAGTGTCTACCTGCTGTCGGAACGAATTCTGTGCAGCATTTGGACCGAAGCTAAAGAGAATATCTTCTGCCGCTTCTGTGCTTGTGACAAACTGAATTTGCTCTATTGGTTGAGCAGTAAACTCTTCTCCAGTTTCAAACTCAACTTCCTGATCGATCTTGACCAACTCAACAAGTGAGAAGAAGTCATATGGCCAGTTGTAGGATGTCTTAAAGTCTTCTCCCTTCACGATAGCACCTGAGCCTGCGCCTTCCGCTATAAAGTCAAACACGCCGTTTGGTGATCTCTCAACTGCTTCAGCAACAGTGCCTCTTACTGTCTTTGTAGCTTGAGGTGCGATAATACCTGATGGATCAAAACTGGTAGCTTGTTCTGCAACGGTTGGCAAAGTTGTCGCGGGATTAGTTGTAACAACTTTACGGTAATAGTTTGTATTCGCTTTTTGTTTTACCTTAAAAACCATCCATTGTAAGCGAGGAGACAAAGGTCCGTTTAACAATTCATCTGTTCTGCCGAGATCATGTGTAATTTGTTTTACCTGTTTAATCTCGCTTGTTTCTAAATTGGAGTCTTGACTAAATGCTCGCCCAATACGAGGAGGCAAGTTCTGCCAAATGTCAATTAGATCTTGCTTGTTTAATGTGTGTTCGAACTCAAAAATATACATCGCGAATGGATCAACTTGATCTGGGTTGTTTATAAAGTCCATGCTTGGTGGGAAAATATAACGCCCCATTGCATCAACCATTTCTCTAATAGAATCTCCGGCTGTTACTGGAGCCTCGGATGTGTTTGCTTGTGGACCTGATTCAAATCCGTTTAGTGCTGTATCAATTTGGCGTCTGTCAATCGCAAAGAACTCTCTCGCGCTCGTTGTGATGTTTTCAATAAAAGGAACTGCAACAACCGCCTCACGAATGGTTTTTGAAGAAGCGACCTTTCCAAGGTTCTCGCTGGTTTTGGAAAATCCAACAGCATCTGCAAGAGACTTAAATGCTCTTGACGGATGGTCAGAAACTTCTAAGCTGACACCTTCGGAACCGCTTGGCTCGCGTCCATATTGATGCCACATACCGAATGGGCGTGTCTCAGCACCACCGGAACATGGCCAATTATCTGTAATAGCTGTTGCGCCAACATTGGCATCGATAAAGTTAAGAATTGGGGTTTCAAATTTTGTCTGAATGACCCATTGACCGTCACCAGTGGAGTCAAACCCCTCATATCTATTAAGTTGTTTGAGTCCATCAGTTTTTCCAAAGAGGTTTACAGACGCAGAGATCTGAACTGCATTGTTATTAATATTTGTTCCTTGCTGTGAGCCGGATGGATCAGAGGCATCAGTTTTCCAGTCTGTACTGTATCGCAAGTAAGAAGAAGTGATCTCACTCAACACCTCATCGATAGTTGGGCTTGCACTTCTTGGATTATATTCTAAATCAACCCAAGCAGCGCCATCATAGTAAGGAGGCGTAAACGGTGCATTGTATCCCTGGAGCGCTCCGCCGCCGTAGCCGTTCTGATCAACTGTTGTCGCAGCACCCTGACAAGGAGGACCAAAAGAAGTAGGTCTGCTGTACATTAAGATATTTTCTGTACCTGATACAATTTGTGGAGTTGTGGTATAGTCAACAGTGCCTGGGGCGGCTGTATCGTTATAGGACTTTCTAATTTGCACTCGCATCTTATAAGTCTTTGTTGTGTCAAATTCCCAGTCTGACTGAGGGCGTGAGAAGAAAGAAGTAAACGTTCCGTTATCTAAGAAAAACTCTGGTGTTTCCGCCAAGAAGTTGTGCATAGCAAGTTTAAATCTTGTGTCACCATTGCCATTCCAAGAAGCAGTTGCATTTAATGATGCAGATGGGTGTGGCTCCATATCCAAGATATCAAAGTTTGCAAGATAATTTTCAGGCTCGACAAGCGTCTCAAAGGGAACACGATAGTCAAAGTTATCATTTGCAAGCACAAAGTTATTGTCTATGGGCGCATTTGAAGAAAGACTTGTTACTGTACCAGTTAAAAGTGGGAAGTCAACTGCAATACCAGATTTAATTGTATTGAACAGTACGCCAGGAGCAGCGACGGGTGTCAAGAATGTTCGCCAATATGAGTGTCGTGGATCAAAACTAAGTCCGTCGTTAGAGCCTGTTAAAGTTACATGCTGCCCATATGACTGAGAAAACAAGGTTGCTAACTGCAAAGTTCTATTAGCGGGATAGAAACCATCATATGGTAGCAACTTTAATAATGCATTACAACTAACTGTAATCTTTGATGTTTCTGTTGACAGAGAAGACTCTAATGATGTTTCTGCAACATTAAAGTATTTCATAAAGTCAGAGTGACTGTAAATTTTATAGAAGTCGGCTTCATTGCTCGAAGTTGTATTGGCAAGAGCACCTGTTAAGTTAAATAAAGATGTGTCATTAAATTTATCCACTCCGTTGATTAAATAATCTTCAACTCTCTCACTAATTCGATACTCTGGCAAAATTGAGTAATCCTTTCCAATTCTCTTCATTTCCTCGACATACTCAGAGTACGAATTGTAGAATGGGTTTTTGCCTGATTGTGAGCCAGCATCCCATGGAGCATCGCCAGAGAAAGGAACAAGGATATCGGCGGCACCCCCATATGGCTGCCCAAAGGCTGAAGAGCGGGAACGTCCACTAGATCCTGTTGTATTACCGTGTCTTCTATTATATGTCGCAGATCCAGTAATTGTATCAATCGGACCAGGAGAGCCACAACCTGGGTAGGGGGAATAGAAAGTATTATAGGAGTTTTGAAGTTCTCCTTCTGCCCCACCTAAGCTAATTGCAGGACCATAGTCCACAGCAACGCCGACTCTTGGACCTGGGCTCGTTGCAAAACCAAGACGAGCATCTAAGTTCCAAATACTGGCTGATGGAATGGTTGCACCTTGTGAATTTTGTGCGTTTCTAACATCTCTATCTGTTCTGGAATCTTTCCAATAAGTGTTTCCGTATGTCGCTCTCTCGCGAATATATGGACGATAAACATTGATAGCGGCTGGATAAACAGTCTCTGCATATCGAGCAGTTAAAAGTTTATTTATCCCTGTTTCGCTAAGTGAGTTAATAACTAAGTCTGCTGGCGATTCACTGTTTTCGTCTAATGAAAGATTGTCGTTAAGTTTTGAGTTAACAAAATACTTCTTTTGGTTGGCATATGTTGCTTTGATATTAGACAATGTTACATCAGCAAGACTAACGGTAAAGTTCATTGGCTTGAACTTTTTCTCAATCGCGGGCTCATGATAAGCGAGTACAACACGGTCTTGGTTAATTGGAGTTGCATTGCCAAAAATTGAAGCATTATTTGCAAGCCCTGACTGTCCCCATTTATATCCTGCGTATCCGGCAGCAAGTCTTGTTATGTTACGCTCAGTATCAGGATCTACCACAGAAACTGTATTGTTTTCGCGCATTTGGCGAACAAGTGAGTGATAATCGCCTCGGACTTGACGCCATGAAGAGTAGCCGTATGGTCCATTGCGATGAAGCATTAGGGCATTGAACTCATTTCCAACGGTTGCAATTTGTGTGTTGAGGTAAGTGCCGCTTGATGAAGATAGGATATTAAATACAGATCCTGTGGGATCATAAATGAGAGTGTTAATACCTACAAAGTCAACTGGGATCTCTGCAATTGCTGGACCTGGATCTGCATCTGCAAAATAATCAGGTAGCGATGAGGATAAGAAAGTTATCGCTGCATTGAAGCCGTTCGTACCAGATACTTGTCCTGACTTTGGAGCATGACCAAATGCAGTAGTGCCTGATAAGATAGAGCCGCTGATCCAAGCATATTGGCTATCGTTTTGTGGAATTGGGTGCTGAATATAAAAGTTATCGTAAACAGAGGCTGTGGTATAAGAGTTGGGTTCCCCCTCTATTCTTAATAGTGCGTTACGATTAACTTTATAGAAAGAAGGCGAGGTTATATAACTATCTGCTGTAATTGTTCCATAAGTTGCATCAGAACCGAATTGTCCTGCGTGGAGGGCTGCAAGTGTGCGGAGTCCTCGGCGGAATCCAAGATGATCTTCTATTTTAATTGGTTGTCCACCAGGAACATATGTTGGAGATTCACCTGAGCCAGAGCCACGAACGGTTAAGTTTCTGTATGGAAGTGCATTGTAAACAGATTTTTCAGCAGCCATAACGTCGAGGAAGCCGAGAGAACTAATTTCAGGACCACCGGGAGCAGAGAATCTCTCAACGATTACAGCATCTTGTTTAGTTCTATCAGGAACCTCGAAGACGGTTCGTCGATCTGCTGCACTTGCAGGAGTCTGAGCGGGGTAGTATCTGTTGCTAAGTCTTCTTAGTGACGCAACATTGGGAACGCCTCCAACGGCAGTTCCTGGGATGAAAGTGTTGCCGCGTTGACGAGCAGCCAGATAGTCAGAAGGTCTCACCCCAACAAGTGTATGGACATTTGTGGTTGCCGGATTGTCGTTTGCATATCTCTCAGGAAGGGTTGCACCGTTGTCGTTAAACCAGAAGTTATTTGTGCTACGACCGGAAGTTTGAACAACTTGATAAGTCTTTTCGTAGTTTCCGATAGGACCAAACTGCAATGTACCGGAGAGTGAAGTGTCAACTGAGGCGGTTGTTTGCAAGATATTACGGATATTTACGGGACGCTTTGCGGTTTCCTCACGGAAGAACCAGGCACGGAATCTCGTTGGGTCTGGATAGGGTCCACCATAATCGGGACCGGTTAAGCCGATGGCTCCTGAAGCCGCTGGACCTCCACCAAGGAGAAGACGCCAAGCCTCTGGACGTGTGTATTGACCGTCAAGATTGTTAGGGGCAGACGCTCCGTCGCCACCAATACGATTTGCATCATAACTATTCAACCTTATATGACGATGTTGGTGTCCTCCGACATATTTCTCGGTGAATGGACCCTGCATTGGAGTTTCATTTCTAATTCCATATGCATCGGAATGGAGGTTTACTAACTGTGAACTTGATAGAAAATTATCTTGAATTAATGTATTATAACCACCAAGTCCCTGAGATGCAGAGAGGATATTAAAGGGCATTGCGATTTCGCCCTTGATTCCGTCAAAAGAGCCAGAGTCGAAAGAACGACCATCTCTTGTTCCAAAAGAATATTTTTTCTTTTCATTGGGAATAATAACATCATCGCAATCTTTTAGTGGCTCTACGTCAACATTCCAAGCATTGAGAACATTCTCTGGAAGTCCAATACTTGTAACTGGTCCATGGGGGAAGTTAACACCGCGATAAAAGTTTGTTTTCTTGTTCTCGGAATAGTTGATACCGCCGTGGATGGCTGGTGTCTTATCAAGTGTATAGCGATAAGGAGTGGTAAATCTGCGATTGAGAACTTGGAGTGATGCATCTAAGATACTGCTTCTGTTGCTATCGACTGCTGCATCGCCGCTGCTGATCGGAGCGTCGTCTCGTTCTGCACGCTCCTTCCAGTATAGGCAGTTGTCGTCCTCTTCTGCTGGAATTGGGCGATGTCCCTGCTTCCAGTTATAAAGGTGTTTGTTAATGCTAACTGCACCGCCTTCTGGATCGGGTGTGTTAAATTCTAACGTTGGGAACTTGGACCAGTATTTATTTCTTTCTAATACGTGGCTCTCGACAACGTTATCAATGCCGTCGCTGAACTGAGCGGAAGCAGGAACAAGTTGCATCAACATGGTTTCGAGGGTTGAGTCGATCCACTTGTAGTAACTGATAAACTTGTCTAAGTCTGGTGTGTTTGTGACTCGCTCGAAGAAGAACTGACGGAGATAATTTAAGTCTTTGTATTCTTGGCGGTAGCGGTTTACGGGATCACCGATTAAGTTATTAAAGTCAGCGATGGAGCCGAAGTAGTTGATGATCTCGTCGGAGATGACCTGATACATACTTTTCTCGAAAGCGTAGTATGTTTTGGTAGGTCTGGTTTCCTTTGTAAAGACCTCAGTCTCTTCCTGGTTTAATACGCGAATGTTATCGTCGCCAAATACGACCTCGGGCAACTGCTGCCTTCCAGCGTACAAATATTGAGTTTCTACTGAGCCAGTTGAGTTGATTGGGAATGCATCACCTCGTCCGGTGTGCTGGTACTTGAGAATTGGACCGAGCCAGTTGTAGCGTGAGGTTAACGCAACAGAACCGGAGGTTACGTCTTGTACTGTAAATTTACCGTCGTAGGTGCTTGGGACTCCGCTTCCGTTGTCTGAACCTGTTACAGTCTCGAAGTCCCAGTAAAGAGCAAGTGACTCAATCTCGGGCACCTGCACGCTTGGAAGATCGGACTCAAGAAGATATGTGTCGCGGTTGGGTCGTGGGTGACCGAAGTTGCCTGGATCGATTGCGTGGTTCTGAATTGCAGAGTCATCGAGGTAGTCGAACCAGTAACGGCAAGATGTGACTTTCGCGTCTGTGTATTGTAGGGTTGAGCCGGTGAAGTTTGTCTTGTGTGATCCAACGAAGAGACGTTTTGGAGAAGTTAATAAACTTTCTGCTGTCGCTTTTGCAATTGAGCCTGTAACGGTGAACTCGTTAAGTTTTCGGTCAGCAACGTAGTTAACCCCGTAAAATTCCACGATATAATTGTTATCTAAGGCTCCGCTCGAAAAAGATTGGGGGTAACCCAAGGGCTTAATTCTTACGGCAAAATTCCACTTTTGATTGTCGTAAGTGTTCTGGTAAAATGAGGTTGTAAGCTCTGGAACTGGGAAAGGATTGGAGGATGTAAGTACAAATTTAACATCGTCGGAGTAAACCTGATCCCTAACCGCCAAGACCTGGAAGTTTGCAACATCGGAAGCAGCCCAAGTCAAGTCAGTTTCGGTTGGACTTGTTGCTGTCGGTGTGTGCATACCGAACAATGAAGCAGTTAAGTAGGGGAACTCTTGTGTGTAAGCATTCTCAAGTAATGTTGAAATTTTCTTGGGGAAAACAACTTCTGCCTCAACTGTAATTGGGAAGCCGTCCTCAAGTGCCTCACCTGCTGTGGAGGAACCTGAGATAAATGATACACTGTTAGCATTCGACGCATCAGCATACTGGTAAACAGTTCCAGCGAAATTATCAGCATTATTAAAGTTGACTGCGTTGGTTCTGTAACTTACTGCTCGTCGCTTAGTCTCAAACTTATATGTATCGTTGTCTGCATAAGCATTGATGCGGATAACGTCGTCACCAACTCCGAAACATCTAATAAGGTTTCTGAAAGCCTTCTCGGTTCCCTTTGCCTTATAAATATCGGTAAGGTTATTATAAATGTTATTGTAAATTAAATTCTTAACTGTGTTAAGGTCTTCCTCGTACTCTTTTGTCTCGTCACGGTTAAGATAATACTCTAAGACGTTGCCGTTGGAGAATAGTTCGGGAGCCTCAAGTCCAAAAGAGCGAACTGCCGTCTGGATGTAAGGATAAACTTTAAATGTCTCGCCGGAGGTTGACGCGCTTGGATAACTTGCAACATTAAGTTTTGGAAGTTCGCCAACGAGAAGATCAAGGTTGTCAAGATAACTGGACATGATCTGAGTTAGTTTTCTTAAATTTCCAGTTGTGCCGTTACCCTCGTCCTCTTCGATGATCCAAGTAGGCATTGTGTAGTATAGCGAAGAGTTGTTTTCGTAGTCCCAAATTGTACCGGATAACTGAAGTTCTGCGTTAAGATCTGCAACTCTTGGGTGATTTGATCGGATAATTGGATCTAATTCTTCTGTGCCCGCTGATGCAGATACGATAGCAGAGCCAGTGTTTCTTGCAGTTATGCCTGGATAGCCTTCCCAAGTTCCGTTTGAGATACGTCCAGAATAGTCAAGAACGATGCTGTCGGTTGATGTATCAGTTGTAACACCCTCGTTAAACTTATAGTAAACACCCAAGTCGAGGTTTGCTGTATCTGTGTTTGTGCCGCCGCCAAGATCGCTTGTAAAATAGTATCTTGAAATTTCTTTTTCAGTACGGCGTGTCTTCCAAAAACGGAACTCGTCAATGGAGCCGGAAAGTTTACCCCAACCTTCACCAATCGCAGCGCCAGTGTATACGTTACCGGAAGGAGCAGCAACAAGGGCACCGATGTTGGCTTCAATATTTTCTGTGATCTCGCCAATATCTGTTCCAGTGGTTAGCGTATCATTTAGTACGCCGTTTCTGTACAGCCTTGTTACAATTGTGCTGCCGCTGTTCGCAAAAGATACTGCGTAGTGAGCCCAACTGCTGAGTGAAGACTTATCAAGACCGGAACCAATTGACTGCTGTGAATAGCCGTCTGTACCGGAAAGCACGGTAACCAAGAACGGTGAACCAGTTGAAGAACCGGTAAGTTCGATACGAAGACGACCATAGTCGGCACTTGAAGATAATGCGCCATTCCAGAGGTCAAAAACAACCTGTTTCTCGGTGAGGGTGGTATCAAGTGAGCCGGTCTGTAGCCAGAACTCTACTGTAACACCTTGGTTTAAGTCTGTTTGTAAATTGTTTTCTCTTGTAGCAGATACAGGACCAGTTGAGCCGGTGACTGTTGTATCATAAATATTTGACTTGGAGTCAAATACATCTGCCAATGAGGAAGTGCCAAGCGATGAACCATAAACCGAGTTTGGTCCACCCTTGACGTTAATGTATTCGTAGTCGCCTGTTGCGGGCGCTCCATAGCCTCCTGAAAGGCTTCCAGTTAATGTTCCCCACCCATTGCTGGATATTATTGCATAACCGGTTGTCTTGGGGTATCTGTTATCAAAAATGTAAAGGTCAAGGAGTGTTGCGTCGTTGCGCCACTCTACTCTTTCTTTTAAAGAACCATCATAAGGATACTCGCCATAAATGTGTTTAAGAGACTTGTCGTAGTATTCCTGTGCAGAGCCGTATTTTGCGAAGTTGGCTGGATCGCTGAAGTCAATGTGCGGCTCAAGCCTTCCCTGCTCTTCAATGTATTCTTGAATGTATTCTGGAGACTCAACGTCCTCGGAAAGAGTTTTGAGGCTCGAAGATACTACAACTTGTGAACTTCTGTTAAAAAGGTCTTTTATAGACATTTTATTCCTCTACTCTAAATTTGAATATATCTGGATACTCATTCCAACTCTGGGCTACATCGTCGTAAAAAGCAAACTTGATACCGTAAGCATAATCAGCCTCTAACATATTGATATCTAAGTCGAAATAACTTCCGCTAGCATCGTAAGATAACTGAGTATGGTTTTCGCTACCTGTTCCAAATGGGATAACCTCTAAGTTATCAACAAGTCTTACGACCTTGAAAGATCCACTTTCGATGATTATGTTTTCTGGAACGGCGCTTGCCTTTACATAAATAGTTGGGCACCAATCTTTATTGCGTGTGTAAAGTCTGAATTGTGCAGTCTCATTGCGATAATATTTGTCCCTCAAGTTTGTAATGTTCATGACGTATTTTGAGTAGGGATTGGTGCTGCTTGCTTGTACAGTCTCTGGCTCAATTGCAGATCCGGTGAACAATTCTGTGCCACCTGCATGCCAAACATCAAATAGTGTTGTTAGTGCTGGGGAGGAGGCAGTGATTGCCAGTGAACAAGAGTAAATACCGGTTGATACATAGCCTCCTGTTGCATTTGTGTCTAAGTCGGCTACAACGCCACCGCCGGCTGCGAGAAGCAACTTGGAGCCGGAAGGTACGCTGTTGTTTGCGCTGCCGCTGTAAAGGCTGACTAAAATCTCTCCTGTGCCAACACTTGGAATGTTGGTGAGGCGTCCACGAACGTAGTTGTAAAGATAAAGAGTGTTTAAGTTGTCCGCTGCTGGGGCGAGTGAACTGCTGTAAAAGAAGTTGCCTCGGTTGTCTTTCGTTGCGGAGTCCCAGCGTGCCTCAATAACAGGGCGCTTGAAGAAGAACTCGGAACCTCGGGCAAAAAACTTCTTGGTGTAGGAGGAAGAGAAAGCGCTTTCGTTTTCCAAGAAAACACCGAACCCATAATTTTGTTTTGTTCCTGCGATCCATTGCTCAACAAGCTCACTTACGTTTAGTTCGATATCTTCTGTACCATCGACGAAAGATGCAGTGAAGCGGGGCTCTGCGTGATAATCTCCGCCTGCTGTTGTCCAAGTTGTAACACCGGCAGATGATGAAGCGGCGTCAACCCAGTTTGATGCACCTTGATCTGAGTAGCTTTCCATATCCAAGCCAGTGCCCTCGTCCCAAGAACGAGATACGGGTGCAACGATCATGTTGTAGTTGCGGGGCAACGTGAATGGGTGCTTAGCATTGAACATGCGAAGATAAAAACTTACGCTTCCACTTGCGGGAAGTAGCCCAGCAGTTCTATCTGTGCTGATATCGGAAACTGGGAACTGAACAAGGACGCGAGATAGTTCTGAAGAACCGGACGATTCTTGACCGTAAATACGGAAAACTTCAACAGAATCTGATAAGCCCATGTTTGAAGCAGTTGCTCTGGTAGTCAAGTTGGACTTGTACGCATTTGTAATTGTATTATCTGCGTCTGCTGTATATCTTTTAATACCCATTATCTAATTGTTCCTTCGATGTCTGCGCTTGGGAATCTGACTTCAAAAATTACATTTCTTGGTGCCCTGATCAGCCTTCCGTCTGAAGTGGAAAAGTTCTTCACATTAAACTTAGTTGTTGCGTAGCCTGCTCCGGTCTTTTGAAACACTTTTACAAATGTTGCATCAACAACTCCAGGTGTAGAGTTGATCAACGAATAAAGGTCTGTAATGCTGAAAGACTCTCCGATGTCAAGCTTTGTTGCGAAATATTCATTCATTCTTCTTTGAATTCTATCAAAAACAACTGTTTTATTTTCGTTGTTACTTGCAATTGCAGAGAATTTGATCCCAAGATTGACAACCTTTGCATCAAGGATATCTATAGAGTCATTGATCATACGCTTGGTATTTAACCAAGTTTTAATGTTTTCTTTTAATATTGTATTAGTTGGCTCAAGTGTACCATTTGTTGATTCACTGACAACGTAAATATTGATATTTCTTAAGTTTGAGTCTACATCTTGTATAGCCGTACAGCGTTTTACTCCACCAAACTTTGGAGGCATTGAAAGTACGAGAGTCTTGAAGTCCTCGGCAGTAACTGCGCGGTTTTGTGCTGATTGAGCGCCTGAAATTAGTTGCTTCAATTCTGTGATGGATGGTGGTGCAACGTCACCCTGGATGGGCTCTTCGTTTGTAACCTCCAAGGAACCTCGAACTGTTGCAATTGTAGAAGAGTTTAATGCAGTTCTGTTGGCGAACTCAAAAGTTGTTGAAGCAACCGTATTTACTGCGTTGGCGGCTGCATTTGAGTTTTCGGATGTATTAACGCGGTAAGTGACGGTCAGCGTGGTGTTCGCAGGACCGACACCGAATTTATCACCCTTGATTAAAAGTGTTGGATCCATCGCTGTGTCCGTGACATAATCTTTTGAGTGCAAGTCTAATACCACATCACGCGCTTCAGCTAAACTTGCATTATTCAATTGTGAATCAGAACCATATCCAAAAACAATGTTCATTTGTGCTCGGTCTCGTCTGGCAATGAACCGACGTGGAACAACAAAAGGTTTTACAATTGTAGGAGCCTGGACATTGGTTGTTGTATCAGTGTTAGCAATGGGGATATAAATTGTGTTTTGAGACAAGTGATCTACTTCGTAATATTCTCTACCCTCAGCATCTGTAATAGAAATGATCTCGGTTACATTTGGATTATCTATAGCCAAGCGTCGGAACCTAACAAAATTACCAAGGTCAAAAGTTTTTGTGCGAAGCTCACCAGAAACAACCTGCCCAGTCGTCTTGATGGCATAGTTAATTGGTACGCCTGTGGTCGCATTTGTTGTTGCAACAACGACCTCATTTGTTGGGTCAGCGAAATCTACATCCTCTAACAGAGAAAAGAGAGCGCTATTTGCACCAGAAAAACTTGAACCTGCGCGTAATTTTGGAGCATACGCTAAGTCTGGTCCGGTAGCAGAACTATTGGCTGGAACTAAAACATAAAGTGTAACATCGCCAAAAGTTGAGCGTGGTCCTTGATGGCGGTAGCCAACTGTTTGTCCGTGTTTTAGAACATTGTCATATTCTATCGCGGTGGCGAGAAAGCTTTCGTTTGCCTGATAGTCTAAGTAAAAAGATAGAACGTCGCCAATGTAGGACACTGCGTCCACCATGAGCGCACCAAAACCAGCATCGGAAAAATCCCTAAAAGTATCTGGGTAATATCTTCTCGCATGCTCAACCAATTCGTTCTTGATTGATTCAAAGTCTCTGCTTAGATAATTTATTTTAACATTCTCTTGCTTATTCGCCACGAAAAGATGTCTCCTGTTTGATAATTATGTAAATAACTAAATTTCTAATACTAATTCATCAGAAATAAATATCGATGGAATACGATATTTAATTTGTATGTTTACATAATTTGATAACGAAGAAGGGTCAATCTCCGTCATGTTAAAGTCGTTTCTTTCAGATAAAAAGTCAATTGAATCAATTGATATATAAGGCAAGTATCTTGCTACCTGATCCTCGATCTTGTCACTAATCTGATTAAAAGTTGTTTGAGTTGCATTTTCGAATAGATATGTTTTAATGCCGACACCAAAACCAGGGATCATAATTCGTTCACCTGGGTTTGTAAGAATCACCATTTTTAGGTTTTGTCTTGCAACCTCTACAAAATCTTTATTTAAATTGTATCCATCAATTGGATCAATATTTAATGGTAGTTTTGGTGATAACCCAGGCACTCAACTTTGCTCCTCTTATAAATAGTCTTAAAATACCTGATCTGTTCCTGCTTTTTCCAAGAAGGGGTCTTGATAAGATATTTTTCCTCCACCATAAATAGCCGCAGCAAATATTTGTAATGTTGAAAGTTTTGTTTTACCCATGAGATCATATAAGTCATCGTTATTAGGGTAAACTGCTGGATCTGATAGTGCCGAGTATTGATACAAGGAAAGTGCTGCAACTAAGGAGTCTACTGGAATGAGAACGTAAAACAACTTTTTATAGTTTTCTGTTTCTATCATCATGGCTCGAAGGTTGGAGTAAATCTCATTTTCATCTGCCTCGGATGCATTCTCTTGCTCGCATTGAATTGAGATAATTGTTTCTGCTTGAATTTCGGTAGTCACTTCATAAGTTATTCTTGTCTCGGTATCTCCTCCAGCTTCTCTGGTTTCGGTTCCACCGGTTATTTTCAACAAGTCGTATGCGTAAGTAACAACATCATCTTCCTCAATTTTGTTTCGGAAAAATACAAAACTTGGTTCTTCAGGTGTCGAGGAGGCAATTGTATCTTTTTGCAGTATCTCGTCAATGTTATCAACTTCACCAAAAACATTATCAATCAAAAAGTCGTCCCAAGTGTTGGTGTTAAACTGTAAACCGAGGGCGTTGATAATTGGCTGCTTCAATATTTTAACTTCATCGGCAATAACTTCTTTAATTGCAAGTTTGCCCGATTGGGGTTCCCTGTCGTCTTCACCAAGAACTTTTAAAAGTTCATAATATTTTAGTGCGACTTCTTTAAGTTCAGAAAGTAACGAAGACTCTAAAGTATCAAAACTACTTTGGTATTCGGACATCTCTGTTGCAAGTGTTCGATATACAGAAGAAATAAACAAGTCACTCTCCATAAAAGATATATCAAAAGAGTTAAATACTTGAATTGATATTAGTGCCTGCTCGATTATAAAGTTTCTAACAAGCATTCTAAGGGCTGCTGTTGCATTTGTGCGCCTTGACGCACTTAGTGTATCACACACTTCTCCGCTTAATGTTACAGAAAGAATACGCGATGAAAACTCTTTTGAGAACTGCGATAACTGAGAATAAGCAAGAATATCGGTCGCAGGATAAGTTAAATTTAATTCTGTTTCAGTATCTGCTTGTTCTGGAATATAGGCAATGAACTGTTTTATTAATGTTTCATTTAATATTGCGAGGTCTAAGTCCTCACCAAAAGCCTGTGCCTCTGGGCTCAATATTACATCTGGTATTTCTAACTCAAAATCTCCGAGACCTGTGGTAATGACATCTGTCCTCAGTCTACCTGTTGTAAATTTGGTTCCTAAAGAGGCAGCAGTATTTCCAATTGTAAAGTCATCACTTTTTTGTATGACTGTTTTTGTTGTTTGCGATGCTAAAGAAAGTTTGATAATTTCATTTTCAAAACCTGATCCACGAATAACATCAGACTCTTGCACCAAGCCTTGACGCTTTGCTACGTCTACTTGACCGTCGCTTTCTCTCACTGTAACAATGTAAAATATTGTTGGGTCTAGCGGATCCTCGAATCGTTCAGTGACTGGCGTATCGCCGGAACCTGAATCGTTGTCTTCGACAAAAGATTCTATATTTCTAAAAAGAAGTTTGTGTTCATCAGTGACTCTAAAAGTGCCTGGATATTCGAATTCTAAGCTGCGTTCAAATTCAAGGGACTCAAGCGACCGCCCAAAGGCTCCCAGGCGGCGGTAATTTTTTCCAAAATCATATGTAAATATTTCAGATGGGGGTGGTTGAATGTCGCCTGTTCCCAATATAGGGAGGAACGCTTCCTCCTCAACCGTGTCTTGGGGCTGAGAGGTTAATGAATACCCAATGTTATAAATGTTGTTTTGTTCGGAAATTAGTGAATTATAATAAATACCGAATGGGTTATCATCATTGAGCGCTTCCCATGAGCCTGAGTAGTTTGAGGAGTCTATGCTAAAATTGTTTACCACAGACTGCATTGATAACTCTGCAACCAATCTTACGATATCATCGATCACTGGAGGGGTTTCAGGTATCAAACCACCTTCACCAAAAATATTTGGGAAAGCAGGGGCAAGCCCACCTGCTTGATACGAACGAAGAGTATCGGCGGCTTGCAATACTTTTTCTTTGCTACGTTGCTTTTCTTTATTGATGATCTCATCAATTTCTTGCGAACTTAAGTTTGTATCTTTTTGTCGCAATATAGCTTCACGTAAGAGCGCTTGCTGTGTTCCATCTCCAACGTCGCATATATTTGATGTTACAGACTGTTCTTCAATTTTCTGTGTTAGAAACTGAGGGTTTAAGATATCTCCAATCCCGCTCATCACATCAACAAAAGTTTCTTGCGAGTCGAAAAGAGTGCTTCCATTTCTTGTTACACATTTAAATGCAAGTTCCACCACACTTGGACGAGCAGTTCCCTTATAAATGGTTTGGATCTCTGTTGGTGTACAGACTGCTTCCAGTTCGTCAACTCCACGCGAAACCTCGCTCAACGCATTAACTAAGAACTCTGGGGATATAAATCTTTCTTCTATCTCGCCTGTCTGTGGATTAGGAATATTAACTGCCACGCCTGTTTCAGACCAAGCTGCCTCCAAAGAGCCTTCAAACTTGGACACGGCATTGCCAATAACGCCAACAAAACCCTTTCCTCCGGCAGAAACTAAAGTGCTTGCCCACACATCTGGATTTGATAAATCGGCTACGTCAATTCCAAGTGTATCAGAGAGCCAAGTTTTAAAACCTTGGTTTATTTGTTCTACGACTCCATCTGGTAGAGAGGTGAGCAAATCGCACAAACTCTCAATAATGCCAAGGATGAGCGATGATAAAGAACTGACTAGCGTGTTATATAAATTTAATAATGCTGCATCAATAATGCCTGCGAGAAAGTCTAGTGTTGGAAAGTTAGAGGGTATTTCCAACCCCTGAAAAACAGGGAAGCCAATTTTAAAGTCTATATCTGGTGTACCGTCGCAACGTTCCAAGGTGCAATTGTTTGGTGATATAGAAGGTTCGTTAAAAGCAACATTTCCAATTCTGATCACTTCTTCTAAGTCTGGATCATTAAAAACAGACTCGCCAAAAGAACTGATCATATTTTCCAAAACGCACTGGATTGTCTCTTCTAAAACACAGCCAAGATTAATTCTTGCCATCACATCATCGTAAAGAACTCTGATGGCTTCGCCTTGTTCGGCGTTCTCAGAAGCTTTTTGTATTCTTGTTCGTAGTCTTTGTACACCCTCGGCTGATATCACATTATTTCCAACAAACTCTTCGGTTTGTTCTGCTGCATCTGCGATCTGTCTTCTTGTTTCAGAGTTTAACAAAGTAGTGTCCTCTGCCAACTTCTCTTCGTCTGTTTTGCACAGATCAACATCTAAGTCAAGCGTGACAAGTTTAGCAAGGTTAGCAAAAGAAAACAAATTACCGTTTTGATCATACTTGTCTAAACCATCAAGGGGTTTCTGTTTTGTTTCTAAAACAGGGGTTGGTAAAGTATATTTCGCTAACAAGTCAAAAGCATTAAATGAGGCGTTCTGCTTTTCGGTAAGTTCTTGCAACATTAGTTTGAGATTGATGAGATAGTTTACAGTAGTAATGTGACTCAGTTCAGGGGTTGCCAAAAAACAATCATAACCAATTGTATATTGTTCTCTCTCAACCAAGGCAAACACTGCTTTATAATCAAATGAAAAACCAATTTCTAATTCACGATCAACTTCGTTTGGCTGAACACACTCTGGGTCTTGGATATCAGAGGGGGGAATATTATTAAGGTTAATGTATCTGTCTATTGCCCTCCCAGCGGCTCGAAGTCTTTTAATTTCTCGTGTTATGTTAACATTTGATATAAATTTGTCAGACTTGATTAGTTCTGGCAATAATGATTCTAAGCCCTGTGCTACAAGTTCTATGGAAGTGGAGGCTTGTCCGATGGGGATAAATGCGGATAGAAAACCCTCAGCAGGCTTATTGATGTCACATGCAGTAGGATCATCATCAACCGCATCGAAAACCGACTTGGGAATCGATACAAGCACTTTCATGCGAACACAAGGGCGATACGCTACATAATAGTCCTCTACATTTGATGATATATAAGCATTTGTACCTACCACATCTCTTAAAAACTGGGGTACTTCTTTTCCGTAAAACTTTAATAATTTAAAAACACCATCACGTTGTGCCTCAGTCAGTCGCTGCTCTTTTTCGTCATTAGGAGTTTCATATTGGCTTTCAACTGTGATGTAATAGTTCTCCTCGTCCTGAAACGGGGAACACTCATTTCTGAATCTCCAATCTTGTGTTAGCGACATTAGTTGACCTTATTGTATTTACTGCAAATATATTTGCTTGATGCGGAGTTTAAGTATTTAGTTTTCCAGAGGATATTTGTATTGATCCTGTGCTTATAATTATCAATCATACCCTCGGCTGCATCCATTGTTGCATTTATACCAGCAGGAATGAGCGAGATTGATGGAAGTGTTGGTATGGCTCCAACTGGGGCTTGTGGGGCAACATGTGTATGTGAAGCAACTTTTAAATTGAACTGCAACTGATCCTTGAGGTGATTTAAAACAATTGAAGATAACTCGGAGAGCCTTGCTTCAAGTTCCTGTAGCGCCTCAACTAAGTTCTCGCCCTTGACGATTGACTGAATATCTGTTTCATCATTACAGGCGATCAACTCAATACCGTTGTAAGATGCTGAACCGCCTTTTGAGTTTTCTGGCTCGGCTCTTGTAACAAATTTAATTCCATCAGTACCAATAATTCGAACAGCATCTGCTTTTATGCCGATACCAGAGCGAGCAGTTAGGTTGCCCTGTGCCCCAGATGCAAGATTAAAATTTGTATCAATATCTGTTTTTTGACTGATATACACCCTTGCGCCATCGGAACGAAAGTTTGGATCAACATTTATTGATGCATCGGGTGATGGACCACCCCTTCCAACAACAAGATCAATTGACGAGGCTTGCGTGTGCCCTTGTCCACCATAACCAGATGCTCTTGATGCAGGGCGGTCTCTCCCGAGGACAATATGAGAGTTGCCTTTGCTAATAATTTCTTCGGCAGCAGACCTAATATATTTTGGAACAGCCTCTAAAATAGTGTCATTAAAAACACCACGGTTTGCGCCGCCATTTGCATAAACAGAGTCTGTACTCGTTATCTCTTGAATTGTTGATGGAACGCCAGAGGTGTCTACTGATTTAGTTGTATTGCTCATAATAATAAATAGTTTGTAAAATTAAACAACTGGCTATGCTAGTGCAGTTGGCAAGCGAGCACCTCTATCTGCAAAGCTTTGATAATCTCCAGAAGTTCTTATGCCATTGTTGGCATTTAAGTATCTCGTGGCAGCATTAACACCCTTGTTAACAAAATACCAATTATAAATGCTGTAACTCGGACCTCTTCCAACTGCTACTGGAAAGTAAATTGACATATATAAATCGGCGGAAGTATTCATTCTGCCCCTATAATCGCTTAAATATATCTCAACATAATCCATTTGTTCAATAGCACCCATAGCCCTTAACTCATCTGTTGTCTTGCCTACTCTTTTTGCACCTGAGTTGGGGCAAAACTGAATCAAACCAGTGCAACCAAATGATGCATTTGTAGCAGCAGGATCAAGGCGAGATTCGAACCACATAGCGTTTGCAAGCCAACCTGGGTCTGGAATTCTTAGTCTGCCTGCAACTTCTACAATTTTTTCCGCCCAACCAGGCACAGCGGCTATCTCTGGATATGCCGCATTGATATCAGCGGCTGTAGATGGGGTATCGCCAAATACAGGTTCTACTCCACCAGTAAACCGAGTCTGTGTATCGAGAGTAGAGGCATCGCATGTAGATACAATTGGTGTTTGTGCTTCTGTACTTTGAGTTGTTGGTAATTGAGACATTAGGTTTCTGTTCCTCCGATTGGATCACCTGATGGATGTGTGACGCCTGTTAAGATTGAATCAGTGGCGCATTGTTCGATATTACTTTGAGCCGACTTTGCTTCGAGTGAAGCCATTACCAGTCCTGTAAAATTTTCATCAGTTTCTACAATATCAATCACCGAAAGCAGATCTCTTGTTTGTGCGTTTTCGTATTGCACCTTGATAAGTGATCCTGATTTTAAATCAGTGTTTTTAAACCTTTTGGACACCATTCGCGCTACTGGATATGCTTCTAAGTTTAAGAATATATACTCGGTAGAAAAGATCTCATTACTGCTCACCACGGTTGGTATTGGATTTTCCTCGTTTGAACGCGAGAGTATAAAAACATAATACTCTGGGAAATTTAATATGTTGGTTAAAGTTCGCGCTGGGTCTTCTTCTGCCTCTTCAGTATTTCCATTGTTCCAAACGTTAGTAAGATAGTTCCATACTGAGTTTTCAGATATTGCTTGTTGTTGTTCATAACTCGCTCTATTTGCTAAAACAAGAGCATATAAACCAGCTTCGCCGCCATTAAGAGACTCGATAAGGTTTTGCCCAATAGCCGATTGTTCTCTAAAGACACTTCGATAAACGGAACTGCCAAATGCCGTCTCTATATCCTCTGGAACGACATCTTGGCTTGCGCCAAATAACTCAATGAGAGCGTCAATGAACCCTGACATATCTGGCATTAGTTGTCTCCGTTGAGCAAGTCAAAAATCTCTGACTTATCATCATCGGTAAGACCGGTGGATGCGCTCTTCTTTTTCTCCAAAAGAGTAACAAGTTTTACAAGTTGCTCGTTGGAGCGTTGTAAAGTTTCAACATATTTAGCAGCGACGGTGCCTACTTCCGTGTGGCGTGCTTCGTCTTTGCTAAGATAAACGATAAGGTCGTTTAATAAATCTTTTGTGATCTCGCGATCTTTTCTGATGTTCTCGATGGCTTCATCAAGATAATCATCTGGCTTTTTCATTATAATCGTGCTCCGTATTAATTAGAAGCGACGAAGTTTATATTTTGCCGTTAACCCAATTTTTCTTAAAAATCCGATATTTTACACGGAGTTTATTAAGATTGTTTACGATCTGCTTTGTGTTGAGACCGGTGAGTTCTCGAAGATAAAGATAGATCGCTTTCTTGTTGTAAATCATCTGATCTTCATCAATTGAGTTTAAGAGAATCTTGATTGCTTCCAAAACCTTCTTTTCGTTTTCTTTTAGGTTTCCGGTGTCCCAAGACTCAATCTCACCCCATAAAGAATTCCAAAACTCCAATTCTTCACGTTCCTCGTGATATTTGTTGTGAGTGGTGATAAGTTCGTTATCAACTTCTTTGGGCATCTCATCATAAAGAACTTCGGTTTTTGCCCGCTTGGCGTTTTTCTTGACCTTGTGGATAAACCAGTTCTTCGTGATAACTGAGAAATACGAAAATGCTTTTGATCCCTTGCTTGGATCGTACTTGTCGAGGATAGTCGTCAGCCAAACTTTGCACTCGTCTTTAAGTGCGTCAATGTTCGGGAGGGTAGTAAATTTATAAGTGTATACAATCTTGTCCACCATCTCATCAAATGCTGGACCTATCCACTCGACGTATAGTTGTGTTCTTATCTTCTGGTCATCGGTAGCAACATATTGGATAATAGCATTCTCGTGATCCTTTGTAAAATAGTGCTTACCTGCTTTGCGCTTTCTTGGCATATATTATTCTTCTTCTGCTTCTTCGTCTAAACCTTGCAAGACTAAAAGAAACTCCGCTGTCTGTTCTTTAACAAACTTGGAGTGTTCTAATAGCCCTACAAGAGTCTGGTCACCGAAATACATCTCCATATTATTTACTACCTCAAGATGCTCGTTAAACTCATTGTGCATCTGTGAAAGTGCTTCGAGGTTATCTCTGATAAACAAAATATATTCTGTTTGTACCTTACGAGCAAACCACGCCAGCAACACGTTAAGTGCTATCGAGAGCAGTAATATAATATAAATAAACATTATTTAGGTTTCCAGTTGATCATCTCATCTTTATATTCTTTGACTTCTTTTTTTGCGTCTTTAATAAAGTCATCGACGATCTGTCCTACTTGTGCTTTCTTCTCTTCTTGCTTCTTAACATAATTGATGTGTTGTGGAACTCGCTCTATTTTTGAGTTTTCCTTGCACTCTGTTATTTGTGAACAGTCTTCCTTTTGCTCACTAAAAGAGTGCGTAACATCAAAAGTGTTCTCGCATTTTAAGCACTTGTAGACATATTTCGGCATTTTAACTGGTTGGGTTTACAGCATCAACATAGGCGTCAAAAATGGCGCTGCCTTCTGCTTCAGCCTCTGGTGCGGTTAAATCTACAACGGGCGGGTTCTCAACAACGAGTCCATCGTCAGTTGCAGTAAAGTTAAACTCTTTTAAAACAGGAACAATATCTGTTTGGTTTAAGAGTGAGTTTTGCAGTGCGAGCATAAGTGCTCCAAGTGCTTGGTCTGAAAGTTGCATGTTTATCTCCTTTGTTAACAATATAATAACATATTTTATTATTTGTTTTAAACTATCGTGTGTAATCGTCTTCTAATCTAACGACATCATCTAAGTGAGGCGTGCTGACTTCAACCACCTCTACATCTTCTTGAAGAGCACCAAATCGATGTATCTGCCCTGGCACAACGTGAAATGCCTCTCCGGGTTGAAAGTGCTGTGTTTTGTCATTTTTATCGTAGTTGCATAGTGTACCATCTAAAACATAAAGCGTCTCTTCTTTGATGTTGTGGTATTGCTTGGAAAGCCTGTGTCCAGCATTAATGTGTAAGATTTTACCAACATAATCTGCTGTTTCTGCCCAAATAATTTCATAACCCCAGGGCTTTTCAACTCTTCTCATTTTTTATTTCCTTTAAATCCTCATCATACATCATCTTTGCAAGACCCTCGAATCTTGTTTTTGGTTCCCACCCAAGAACTCGGTGGGCTTTTGAGGGGTCTCCAAGTAGTAGCGGAACTTCGTGTGGTCTGAACAGACGTTCATCAATCTCAACATATTCATTTACATCAAGTCCTGCGTGCTCAAATACCACTTCTAAAAATTCTTTAACTGTATGAGTCTCGCCTGTAGCTACAACATAGTCATCGCCCTGCTCTTGTTGCAACATCATCCACATTGCCTCTACGTAGTCTCCTGCGAAGCCCCAGTCTCGCTTAGCATCGAGGTTACCTAAATAAAGCTTGTCCTGTAGTCCCATTTTAATACGGGCTGCTGCACGGGTGATTTTACGGGTAACAAATGTCTCTCCACGACGGGGAGACTCGTGATTAAATAGGATGCCGCTGGAAATATGGAGCCCATAACTTTCTCTATAATTTCTACAAAGATTATGAGCATATACCTTCGCGCAAGCATAAGGGCTGGCTGGTGTTAGTCTTGTGGTTTCGCTCTGCGGATGTTCTGGATTATCTCCGAACATTTCGGACGAGGATGCTTGATAAAACTTCGCTTCAGGGCATACATTGCGATATGCCTCCAAAAGACGAAGTGTACCCAGCGCTACAAACTCGGTTGTCTCCTCGGGAGTCTCAAAAGAAACACGGACGTGCGATTGAGCAGCAAGGTTATAAATCTCATCGGGCTTGTGCTCAAGCAGCAGTCGGTGCATACAGCCCGAGTCGTTTAGGTTTCCATAAACTAAAATAAAGTTTTCATTATTTATTAAATGATCTACCCTGTCCGTACTGATCAAAGAAGTACGTCTCTTCACTCCGATAACTTTATAGCCCTTGTCCAAAAGCAGTTCCGCCAAATAGGAACCGTCCTGTCCGGTGATGCCTGTTACTAATGCTGTCTTCACTTATTCTCCATGTACCATCTAATGGTTTTCTCAACGCCGGAATCAAAAGATGTAAAATCAAACTCACCAATTAAGTCAATAAGTTTTTTATTACTACCATCTTTCCGATATTGCCCATCTAGTTTACCATTATAACTTATTTTAATATTCTTTTCAAATTTACTTAAAGCGATGTTAGCCATCTCCTTAATTGATAAGTTCTCGTCTGGTGCAACAATTAATGGAACATCGGTATTATGCTTCTCAAGCAGTATAGGAATGATTGCCGCTAAGTCATCAATATACAACTGCTGCCTTAAAGGTGCGCCTGTTCCCCATAACTCAATTTCTGAACCATTATCTGCTGAAATTAATTTTGATATCAACGCGGGAACAAAATGAGACTTATCGGTATTAAAGTGATCCTCTGGACCGTATATGTTTGATGGTGCAAAGGTTGAATAATTTCTATTGTATTGATTTCTGTAGGATACAGACTGGACATGTAAAGCGCGTTTTGTGTAACCATATGAAAAGTTAGTTACAGCGGGAGGACCATCAAATATCTTTTCTTCGGTAAGTGGATATTCATTGACCTCGTTCGGAAAGGCGCAGGTGCTCAAGGAGGATAAGATTCGGTCAATACCAGCCAAGTGCGCTGCATGCAGCAGGTTGGTGTTAATTAATGTATTTTGCAAATAATAATCTGCTTGTCTCTCTGAATTGTCTTTTATGCCTCCGACCCGTGCTGCTAAGTGTACGATGGCGTCAGGTTTTACGTCTTCGATGTAAGAACATACATCGCGAAAGTCTGTTAAGTTACAATCAGCCGATGAGGCATAAATCCAGTTTGGCTTCTGTAAAGCCAGCCGCTTTCCTAAAAAGCCGCTGCCTCCTGTAACTAAAACTGTTTTATACTTTTCCATTAAAAAACCATATACCTATAATGCAAAATCTTGTTCAAAGAAGTCACCACAATCACATTCTTTCTTAAAAAATGCCTTAGTTTCGTCATTAAACCAGTGGTTAACCCAGTTGTTCATTAAGTCTATAAACATTTGTTCAGGCAATGCTCCAAAGCCCTCACAATAATGCCAAACTTTAACATTTTTGTTATCGAATGTGAACAGCTTATCGTCTTTAACATAAAATTGATTTGTATACTGTGCCCATGGTTTTTCGCCTGGACCTGCGGCTATGTTACCTTTCGCTCTTGCGTTGTAAACAACCTCGCTACTATTGTATGGTCCGTCCACTATTTTATGAGAATATTCATAATTTCCAGACCACAATACGTAATTTAAAGCACCCTGTTCAGCGTATGGTCCAAATCTTTTTGCAATTTTAACAATATCTAAAATTGGCTCAACTTTATTAAAACATACAACATCTGCATTTACATGTGTCTCAGAATCTGGGCATATCGGATTGCCTCTGGGAATTTCTAATCTGTATGGATAATCCAAGGTGGCTAAAATATCTTCTTCGCCTTCTATGAATTCATCCAAGCGTGAACATGTTATTGTATCTGCACCTAAAATAATAACCTTATCATATTTGTGTTTAAGCATTATCTCAGCGGCTAACAAATATTTATACGCTCCATGTCCCACCTCATGTAGACTTTTGGTTGCAGTATATTCATCACCATTATGTTCATTAACATGAATCAGGTCAATATCAGGATGAAATTTTTTAAAACTGTTAATCGCACATAAGCCTATTTTTTCGTATCTTTTTCCAAAAAAATATATAACGCAAGCTATTTTTTTCATCGCGACATCACCAAATAAAGTTTGTTTTATAGTGTTCGACGATTGATGCAATCTCCTCGTCAAAAATCTTCTTAGGTTTCCAGCCGAGAGACCTTAGTTTATCGTCATTTAAAGCATATCGGACATCTTGTCCTTGACGAGAATATGAAAAATCAACATATTGTTCCCAATTATCTGTACTGTGGTGTGCGGTTATTATTTTTCTAACAGTCTCGGCATTTGTCTGTTCAAAGCCACCGGCTACATTATAAATCTCGTTAATATTACCAGAGTCAATAATCGCCATGACTGCTTCGGCTGTGTCGTCGGCATGAAGCCAGTTTCGAATAGGTGTACCATTGTTGTGAAGACGAATCTTGAGCCCTCGCATCATATTCTTTACCGAGAGGGGAATCAGTTTTTCTGGATATTGTCCAATACCGTAGTTGTTTGTTGGGCGTAAAATAATATATTCTATATTGTAAGTTCTTGCCCAAGCCAGTACAAGCATGTCTGCGGCGGCTTTTGCGGCTGAATAAGGGTTGCTGGGGTGTAGTAAGTGTTCTTCCGTGTGTTCACCCTCAACAATATCTCCATAAACCTCATCAGTGCTAAAGTGGAACATAATCGGTCTACGGTTGCAATTGATAGGTTTATTACGAACCAAGTCGAGCAGGTTACGAACACCCATGATATTGCTGCTAATAAAGTCCTCGCTATCGATAATGCTGTTTCCGACGTGAGACTCAGCAGCAGTATTAATAATATAATCGCAATCGTAAAGATGGTCAAGATCTTTAATGTCTTTTTCTAAAAAAGTAAAGTTATCGTATTGACCAAACTCTTCTAATAGTCCTCGATTTGCAACATAGGTACACTTATCAATACCATACACCATCCAGCCCCTTTGGAGGCATTTTCTGGTAACGTAAGAGCCGATAAATCCAAGGCAGCCTGTGACGTATACGATCTTCATCGCACCGCCCCGAAGAAGGAATCAACAACCTTCTTGATGTATGCAAGCTTCTCTTCGGTCAAACCAATGAACGTGCCGAGGAAGAAAGAGTTTGTAGTCACCAATCCTGCGACGGGGAACATGGAGTTTAAGTCTCCATAAGGCTCGGCAAGATGCCTGTAACCAGGGTGAGCAAGAATATTGCCTGCAAAATAAGAGCGAGTCTGAATCTTCTCGTTCTCCAAATAATCAACAATATCTGCCCTATCAAATGGGGCGTCCTCTTTTACAGTGAGCAGATAAGCAAACCAGCAAGGATCAGAAAGTTCAGTTGCCTGTGGAAGATGAAGGTACTTCTCGTAAGGTTTAAAAATTTCCTGTAGGATTGCGAAGTTCTTTCGACGAGCCGCATCAAGGTCTGGTAACTTCTTTAACTGCTGCAAGCCCATGGCTGCTTGCAAGTCAAGAGGCTTGAGATTATATCCAATTTCATCAAAAACGTAGCGGTGATCGTAAACCGCTTCAGGCATACCAGTTAGCCAGTTTTTGAACCTGTTTCCGCAAGCAGTTCCAGCAGTAACATTACCTGGCTTGGAGGTGTTGCAATAACAGGCGCGTCCCCAGTCACGAATGCTCGCAACGGCTTTACGAATCTTGCCGCTATTGGTCGCAACAAATCCACCCTCACCCATCGTCATATGGTGAGCGGGGAAAAAGGAGCATGTTGAGATATGTCCAAATGAGCCAAGTTTCTTACCGTCGTAATAAGAGCCAAGTGCATCGCAAGCGTCCTCAACAAAAATAAGATCATGCTTTTCTACAAGCGCCATCAAACGATTCATGTCGGGAGGGTTGCCGAGAACATGAGCGAACATAATCCCACGAATCTCAGGGTCGCTCTCAAGAAGTCTCTCTACCTGATCCAAATCGGGATTTAAATCGGGCAAGGTCACGTCAACAAATACCGGCTGAAACCCACTCTGAATAACTGGATTAATCGTTGTTGGGAAACAAACAACTGGTGTGATAATCTTCGAGCCCTCTGGAAGGTTATATCCATTCTTGGACTTGAGGGCTGCTACGGCAAGAAGATTGGCGGAGGAGCCAGAGTTGGTTAGTGATCCATGCTTCATGCCCAGGTGAACTGGGAACTGCTTCTCAAATTCTCGCGCATTCTTTCCGAAGATTAGCCAACCATCCAGCAGCACTTCAATTGCCGCAAGATATTCTTTTTCATCATAATGAGGACCAGAGTAACTAACCCAATCTTCGCCGGGTTTCCAGTCATCACCTTTCTCACCAATATATTCAGAAACCAATTCTAAGATTTGTTCCAACTTTTCAGACATTCCTGTAATCCTTTTTCTAATCCATGTAAGTTTATATTTAAGCTTTGCAGTCTTTCTGCGTTGCCATCATAAGAATATGCATATGTATTGTCTTGTATTATAACACCAAGATCAACATTCATCAAGTTTTTTATTTTGTTCACATAATCGCTGAGTTTATATTTTTCCCGATAGCAGAGGTTAATATCTTTTGGGATATTATCTGCTCTATTCTCAAAAATGTGTTCTATAACTTTTCCAACATCCTGGGCATAAAAATAGTCCATCCATCTGTCTTGATGAATTACAGCATCTTTTCCATTGATAAACCTATCGTGTGTTGCCTTAAATAATCTCTGTGGCTCTTCGTTGACGCCAAAGCAGCCAAAAAGCCTAAGATTATATGCATTATCGCACTTTTGTATTATATCTCTTGATATGAGGTTTTTGGACAGTCCGTAATAGTCAGCGGGCAGAGAATTGAATATATTTGGCTCCTCTGCCTTGCTGATGTTCTTTGTCCTGTCAAACTCCGCACCAGAACCAAAATTAAACATCACTTTATATTTGTGTGAAAATGATCGAAGATTGTGGAACATCGCAAGGTTATCAAGCATATCTTTCATGTTCTCTTGATGCCCTCGCCTTCCACCTTTAACCGCAGTGTGAACCAGAGCGTCAACCTCTACATGTTCGAAAAACGCTTTTACGTTTTCATAATTTGTAGGATCAAGAGAGTTACGATTTGTTGTAATAACATTGTGGGAGTTGGACGTAAAATAAGACGCCAACTCCCTTGCAAGAAAGCCGTTACCACCTGTTATGAGTATTTTCATATTTTTATAATTTTATCTAATGTTTTCGATAATCTAATTTTAGATTCATGCTCTTTAAGAAATCTTTTGTACCCATTGTGGGATATCTTTTCACAAATTGCGGGGTTTTTTAAGAGATATTTTGCTTTCTGTGTGAATTCGTCAATTGTTGAGAAAGTAATAATTTCATTGTTAATCTTATAGTATTCCTCAATACCTTTATGGTATTCAGTCATTAAAAGCCCACCACCTGCTGGAATTTCAAATATTCTTTGTTTCATTTGAGTGCTCTTGGACGGATCATTATCATTTTTTGATAAATTGATGCCGATCTTCGTGTTACAGTGTTCTTCAAAAAGTTGCTGCTGTGTAATACCACTCAAAAATGTTACGGGTACTCCAGTTTTATCAAAGAACATTTTTCTTGATGGTGTCGGATAGCCTATAAAAGCAATATTGTTCACTTTATCTCTGAAGCTCTTTTGTTGATAAAAATCAGAGTTAGTGTGCCAGTTAGCAACGATTATATTATTATAACCATCTTTTTGATAATCGTCAACCCTAAATCTTTCAGGAGTTGAACATACATTAAAATAGTGACACACTTTTTTTGAAAAGTTGTTATACCTCCATGTATCATCACAAAACCAATTAAATGTCTTTGTTCTACCTGTTTGTGTCTCCTTGGCTATTTCGTTCCATGGCTCTTTTGGTGCAATATTGGGATCTCCGGTCAGAATGCAAAAAATTAGTTCTGGTTTAAAACTTTCAACGATTTCGGTATAGGTTTTGTCATCACCTGAAACTGTGTCATAAAAATACACTTCATGCCCTAATGACTGAAGTGGTAAGTAAAAATACCACCAACTACCATCTAGCGAACCACGATATGTTTTATTAGATGTAAGTAATATTTTCATCAACAAATACCTAATTCAAAAGAGTACGCCAATCTGTAACATTGACAGCTTTGTCATCTAAATAAATATCAGCCACTGGTTTTGGACTCGGACCTGACTTTTTAACAAAACCCGGAACATTTGAATTAATAGAGTCAAACTCCAATCCCTTTTTCTTACACCACTCAACTGCTTGTGTTAGACAAGGATATTCATCGTTATCGCCTCTACAAGTGTATAAGATTAATTTGTTCCCATCCCTACGAAGTTCAATGAGTGCATCCATTAATTTTTTTTGCTCTTCAGTTTGCTCGCCAATTTCTGGAAAGGCGTATTCACATAGAGTTCCGTCAAAATCAACAGCAATTGTAAGTTTTTTATCTTTTGTCATAAGTTTCTCCAATATTTGCCTGTACGAGTGTTTCTGCAATACTGTAAGCAGACAAGACAATTTCTTCATTTGTGTAAAATTCAGGGTGGGCTACATATTCATCGATAATTTTTCGAGCATATGTGCCGATTGCTACCCCATTAACGCGGACTCCGCTCATGTTAGATAAGCTTTTAGAGTTTGAGTTAGTGCCACCGGAGAGGATAATTGGGATAGTTCTGCTATCGGAAAGCTTTCTGTAGATCATCTTAGAGTGAATTTTCCCTCCCTCTCTTTTCTTGTTTTGAAACATATTAAATTTCTTATTTATAACATCAGCACAAGATACTGCTTGTAGAGTGGTGTTATAGTCATCTTGTCCTCCACTCATAGGGTATCCATCAGCTTGAATGATTACCTTGTCCTGCGAAATGTCTTTAACTTTTTCTATTCTATGTTCAAGATTAAAGTTTCCCAAATGTAACCTATCTAAGCACATTGAATTAAAATTATTAGGATTCAATTCTACAATCATTTGCCATTCTTTTAATATCACATCATCGTCTGCTACTGCCGCATGTAGTTCAAAACACTCTGCTCCAGCCTCCATACACTGTGGAAGAAGCTCTCTTAGCTCTCTGTCATTATGTCGATACGAAATTATGTCTTCCTTGGGGCATATATTACTACATTTACCGCACCCTATACACCTATCTTTGTATACAATTTCTTTAGTCTGATCTTCTGTTTCATAAGAGCCGCCGAGAGACTTAAAGAAATCTAGGTTTTTATGAAAGTCAAACGGAATAGCCTCAGTAGGACACACAGGGGCACATAACCCACAAGATATGCATGTATTAGGATCTATGTAAGATTTTCTAACATGATGATCACCGGGCATTCCAACACTCACCATAATATATGGTCGGATTCCAATATCCAACTTAAGCTCTTCGGCTTTCTTAAAAGCCAAGTCAATGCCATCCATAGCGTACCTGACTACATCAACGTTTGCTGAAACGTCAAGTATTTTTGCACCGGCAAGCGTATAGATAAATGCATATTTCTTAACCTGCTCTTTATCTTCGTTACCAGCGCCGCAAATCATTTTAAAGCACTTTTCTGCATTTAAAATGTTTTTAAGATCTAAAAACCTATTGGTCATTATATTCTTTTCTCTAAAGTCCTAATTCTGTTTATATATGAGTCGCAGATTCCACCATAGTTTATTGCTTTAAACTCTAACCAGCTAATTTCATAAGATAACATGGCTGATACAGTTTGCTCAAAGTTATCAACATTTTGGTCGTTTAGTTCCACAACAACATTCCTGCTCTCAATCTTATCTAAAACGCCGTCGTTGTATAGATCTCTAATATAATTGGAACTGTTAACTGAGATATTTCCTCCCATAGTTGTTTTTAGCAATGGATTCTTTTTCTTAACCCTGGTGAAGACATCTCTTACTTTTTCCATTATGAAAGCGCTATCAGTTTGTTCCTTATCAAGTCCAAATGACTTAGTAAAATCAGATCTACCTACAATCACGCCCGATAAACAAGAAGCCTCTTCAGACTCCAAAATACTATCCAAGTTCTCATAAGCCGTCTTAGTTTCACAAAGAAAATAAAAGTTTGTATTCTTTATATTTTTAACAGATGTTATGAACTTTTTAAAAGAATACTCAGTCTCAACCATCGGGGCGATCAAGTTGTTTATGCCCATATTTACGCAATTGTTAATATCGGTTATAGCCTCACAGCCTCCAATCTTAACATACATTGACATGTCACATAGTTCAGTTATTCTTCTCATAGTAAGTACATCATCGAGTTGAGCACCCTCATCCTCAAATGACTGTTTGATCCCAATAACATTATATTTGTCGTTGACGTTTTTTAATTCATCGACTAATGTTTTAAATGTCTTGGCTTGTTCATCTTTATAATATCTTTTACCATGCCATTTACCAGCAATTGTAGTATTTTTCATTTTTCTATCCTATAGGTTTGATAATCATTTCTTGTTCAAATTCTTCATCTGATAAAAATGGGAACATATTTTCCAGTGGTTGAGAAACAATTTTTCCATCTGCATTCTGTTTAGAGGCTGCGGTGGGAACAATGTTTTCAGTTTCTGGACATATTACTTCACATATACAATAAGAATCATATTTTACCACTTCGGGCAATACAGTATCTAAATGTTCAGGCTTACTAATCTTAAAATATTTCATACCATAAGCCTTTGCTATTTTTGAACAATCGGGGAAAGAAACACCACTGTTAGCCTCAGTGCCAGAGTATCTTTCATTGAAATATTTTCTTTGAGTGTTTTTAATTGATAAATAGCCATTATTGTTTAGTACAACAGTTTTAATTGGTAAGTTGTATTGCATAATGGTTTGTAATTCTTGTATGTTAAACTGAAAAGAACCATCACCAGTAACACCAAATACCTCTAAGTCTTTATTTGCTAATGCAACACCAACTGAAGCCGGTAAAGTGAACCCCATTTCTCCCTGTGCTCCTGGTAAGATAATTCTACTATTCTGTGCAGATTGCGCCATTACATAATAAGCCGAACCAGCATCTGCTATTATAGCAGAGTTAATATCTTTTGTCAAGCTTGATAATTTTTTAGAGAAGGAGTACATATTAAGTTCGCGAATATCGTTTCTATCAAACACATTCCACTTATTCTTCCAATGCAAACATTTGTTTTGCCAAGAACTGCTGGTAGAGTAGTCGTGCTCCATATTAGATACAAGAAATTTTCGTGCATCCATTTGTAGAATCTTATCAATTTTGATAGTTTCTTTAAGATGCTCGTTTTTATCGATATCAACAACGAATTTTTTTGCATCTCTGCCAAAAAACTCATAACGATAACCAACTAAAGGTATGCTAAGGGAACTTCCAATACTAATAATTAAATCAGCATTCGCCACTGCAAAATTGCCAGCGCGAGTTCCTTTTATGCCCAACCTTCCAATATACAGTGGATGTTCTGCATCTAATAGATCAGTCGCTAAAAATGTAAAAGTGCATGGCAGGTTGTACTTTTCTACAAATTCAACAAACTCTTTTCTTGCATCTGCTGAGTTGATTCCATTCCCGGCAATTACCACTGGTCGTTTTGAGTTTTTTAAAAAAGCTTCAAATTCACTTACGCCGTCCTCGTTATCCTCAACATCTTTATTAGACCAGTGAGCCAACTTCTCTTCATCAATTATAGAGTTTTGTACATCAAGTGGGACATCAATCCAAACTGGACCTTGCCTGCCAGATGTGGCAATATGAAAAGCTTTTTCCATTATGATCGCTACATCTTCAGGTTCTGTAATCATAGTTGAAAATTTCGTAATTGATTTTACAATCTCAATTATGTTAACCTCCTGCACTCCCAATTTTCTCAGTGGCAATGAGGACAGGTATGTTGTGTCTTTCTTATTTGCTTGCCCAGAAACAACAATAACTGGATGACTGTCTTGCCATGCATCAAGAATACCAGTGATTGTGTTAGTGCTTCCACACCCAGAAGTTGGAATAACTAAAGAAGGCTCATTGGTAACTTTAGTATACCCAACAGCCGCCATAGCACAAGATTGTTCATGATGGCAAAAAATTGGTTTAATATTGCTTTTTTCAACAGCGTCGTTTAAAAACATCGCTCCACCACCAGTGACTTGAAAAGCGTATTTTACTCCCCTCTCTTGCAAGAACTTGATTATATAATCAGCAACATTTATCATGGCATATTCCATTTTTGTTTCCAGAATTCTTTAATTTTTAAGTCTATCCCATTAAAGTTTTTCTGCATACCCCAGGTGGACTGATCTTGATGCCAACGATAGTGATATCCCAACCACACTGGAACTGGGTAAACAAAAATATTATTATCCGTCAAATTAAAATAACAGTTATAATCTCCAGAGCCTTTATAAATTTCCGACTTCCACTGTATTAAACCGTTATCGTATAATTCTCTGGAATAAAAAACAGTTGGAGTATTTACTGGGCACTTTTTAAAAAGCAACATTCTGAATTCATCAATACTTTTGTATGAATGAGATATCAGACCATCCAACCTGCTATTAGTCTGAGAGGAGAAGCCAAGAATTGGAGATTGCAAAACTTTAATTTTTCTCTGCGTTTTTTCAACAATGGCAACAATTTTTGAAATATATTCTGGTCCTATATAATCGTCTGCTGCTAAAATAGTAAAGTATTCACCGTTGCAGTTTTTCATAGCAACAGATACTGGCTCTTGCCATGAATATTCGTATAAATTAGGTGACTCTAAGACAACTAATTCTGGATTTTGCTCTTGAATTCTTTTTGCAACAGACAAGCTATCATCTGTACTCTCATTATCTACAAACAATACTCTTGTATTCTGGTACGTTTGGTTTAAAGCAGAAAGAATGCTCTGTTCTAAGAATTTAGCACCATTGTAGCATGGTATGATAATATCCACACTGATACTTTCACTCATTTTTTTATATCCCTATTTTTAAAAGCTGCTCTACTCTATTCGTGTAACAGTGTTTATCCAAAATATTTTGTTTGTTCTTTTCTTTTATACCACGAATTTCATTCTTTGTCAAGGATAATATTTTTTTAGTATCACTAACCAACGTATCAGCACTTAATGACGTAGGGACTTCTGGGAACAACTTATTTAACTGTTGTATTTTATCTGATATTAAGGCACCATTTAACCCAAGAGACTTAAAAGTTCTTTCATTGGTATCACATCCTAATACTCTTTGATATGCATCATGTATGTTTAGTGCTGTTTTACTATTGTATAACAAATTGCACTCTTGTTCATGTGTCAAATTCTTGTTGACAAAAAAGCCACATTTAAGTCCAGAATCCATAAACTTCGAAAATATCTCAATCATTATTTTTCTTTTTTCATCGAAGCCATTATTAGCCCACCCACCAACAAAACAGATATCATACTGAGAATAATCTTCATTCTTCTCTGGAATATATCCGATTGAGTCAAATGCCAATGGAACAGTATGAACAGTCTTCCATTTAGTATGAAAACTAACATTGTCCGAAAACGTCCACAACACAGCATTATCGGTTTGATTAATTAAGTCGATAGTTGATGGCGATGCATTGGAAACAAAATTGGGATGCCGACCCCACGGCTCAGGAAAAGTGTTTGGTTGGGCAAAAATAAAACTTTTCGTAGAATTTGAAATTGAAGAATAGGAGCTATCATTTTTTACATCATAGTCCGTAGCCATAACATAATAATCACCACTTTCTTTTATTTCGCTTAAATTAGTGAAATATTGTACATCGTACCCTAGTGCAGTCCATGCTCTTTTATAGCCTTCATATATCCATTTTCCAGCATGAGCAGGATGGTTTTTAATATATACTTTCATTTTAACACCGCCTCTACTAAGTCTGGAATTTGTTTTCTCTTCTCGGTCATGATGTTGATTAACTCGATGCCCTTGAGTGAGAACCACTCTTCTTTTGTTGCACCGACAAGATTGTTTGTTATCACTGATAAGCCCATCATTCTTGCCTCAACCACGATACGGGACAATGTTTCAGGCGTCTTTGGTAGGAAAACAAATTTTTTACTCTTGCCTAATCTTGTTAAGAAGTCCTTGTAAGCCAGACTTGGGATAAGATCATATTCCCAGCCTTTAATTTTACAGAGCCTTACTGCGTCAGATGTGTTCTTATGCCAGTTATCAGAGTTCATTACGGCACAAGTTGTTTGCTTTTCAGATTTTGATATCTCGTACATAAAATCTAAAACTTGAGCAGACCACAAGTTGCCACCAACGCTTTTTATGTTGTCCAAATGTAAGTTTGATTTTACGATACCTGCGTGAAAGTCGCTTTGACACAAGACTGCTTTTGCACTTTCATAAAAGTCAAAATTGATTATATGATCTTTTGGTGCAATAAAGTTTTCATAATTTGCAGGATTTCTTGTTTTTACATATTTGTGGTCATGTTCGTAAATAATATAATCTTTTTCTGATTTTAAGATGTTTTTGCTTGCCTCGGTGAGACCAATAAAGTTCGCAACAACAAACTTAGTATCATCATCTTGCTCTTGTAAAAATGCAGGAGAGGCATTCTGACTTTTTATTTCTAAAACGTCAGTGCCTCGTTTCCTTAAAATCTGCACAAGTTCGTGATTGTTTAACTCACCACCACCGGGGATTTCATGAGCGAAAAAATCAGCGATGAATATAATTTTACTCATGATCCTCGATATCTAAAGCGGAGAGCCAGTTCTCAACATCAAATGTTTCTTCTTGATAAATGTAATTTGCGAACTTTGCATACTGTTGTTCTTCAGTAAAGTTTTCTAAAAGGTGCTTTTGTAGTTGATCAGCCATCTCGGTGTACTTGGAATAATTTGTATAAACCGCTCTCATGGTCTTCTTGGCGCTTTCTTCAGTTGGAAAACACCAGCCAGAATCAGGCTGGATAACGCCATTCCAAACTGCTTCTTGTGGAACTTGATTGATGGTGTAATCAACTTTGCAAAATAGGGCGCGTAGTTTCGGTTTCTTTCGCTTGCCGATTTTAGCATGGGCATGGAGGAAATCATTTTGTCCGCTCCAAGCAGGGGCGATTACGGGCACTCCGTGATATGCTGCTTCGAAGATAGGCATGCCAAATCCCTCGCCATGAGTGTGGGTTACGTATGCTTTCACTTTTGGGTTTGTATAAAGCGCATTCATCTGACCTAAAGTCAAGTCCCCATGGAGAAGATAAACCTTGCACTTTCTATCTGGATAAGTTGCGAGAAGATCTGCGATCTTTGCTTGAGTATGAAGCGAGTCAGAGGTACTGCAATTTGCAATATTTGTTTTAAGTACCATACCAACTTCTTCGTTCTGGAACTCTTGCAGGAACCAGTTAAGTGTGTTGCCGATGTTCTTTCTTGGACCAAGTTGGGCTACGGATAAGAAGTTAAAATCGTAATCCAAATTGATATCAAGATTTTCTGCCTCACGATTTCGTACTGGATAGTTAACAACCTCGATTGGTGTATTGACCCTGAATTGAGTCTTTTGCCCAGTCTCCTGAATCGTTGCTTCATAAACGGTTTCTTCATAAACATTTTTTGAATGATTGGAGACAACAATAATCTTATCCATCAGGGCAGCCTTCTCAATCCATTGGGGGGCTACTTTTGTTGTTTCAATACCGGCTGTATATCCAATATTAACTGGTGCAATCTTTTCCCACTCATTCGGAATGGTAACCTGCAAAGATATGTCGATAGGCAGTTTCTGGTTAATGTGGTGTTGAGTCTTTCCAATTAAGTGATCATACCAATCTCGTTCTTCACCGGTTTCTGTAATCCACCCCGTATGTCCCCAAGGAATGTTCTGAAGTAGGATGTTAAATCTTTCCTCATGAGCACGCAAGGCACGGAGGGCAAATCGAGTTTGTTCGCCATATCCGGAGCGAGAGAGTGCTGGTCCTTTAACTAAAATTGTCTTCATTACTTAATCTCCGTGAATGTGTATGGTGTGTAGGATTTTCTTGTGTCCCAGGAACCATGTTTTTCGATGGTATCGTCGATAACTTTAATCCAGTCGCTACAGAATGT